ATCATCATCATCAGACAAAAAATGTTTTCCAATGTGATAAGATATGTCTTCATCGTCAAAATGTGGCTTGTTTTCTTTAATGTATGATTTTAATAAATCTAATTCAGACATACTATCGTAGTCTTTGCTTAAATTCATATAATCAGACAAGCCTCTTCCTGTCTCTTTTTGATACTTTAAAAAGGCTTCCACATCTTCTGTAAGCTCGATTTTATCTTCTTGCTTATCGTTATTTGAAAGAACGTCATCTAGATTCAGATCATACTTGCTTAGGTATTCTCTAACTCTATCTTCATCTGAAACCTCAACGGTTTCTTGTTTTTCTTCTTGAACAGGCTCTTGTACTTCTTCTTGCACCTGTTCTTGTGCTTGTTCTTGCACCTGTTCTTGTACAGGTTCTTGCACTTCTTTTCCCTCTTCGACCGATTGCTCTTTATTTGTTTCTTCAGTCCTTACGGTTATTTTAGAATCGTCTTCATCCAACGATCTTAATTTAAAATCTGCCATTATATTTAATTTAAATTTATTTAATTATTTGCAAAATTAAAAAGAATAAAAGAGCCCTTTATGACCCCAATATTCTACTTACCATTTCATTTGACGATTCATTTTGAAAATCGACAGCCATCTGATCATTTTTTCTTTGCTCTATCATTTTTGATTGATTAGAACTCTGTTTGTCAATCCTTTGGTCTTTTCTATCTTCCTTCATCGTCTCTCTCTTCTCCAACCCTCTCTGTTCCAAACTTTTTGTTGCAAGATCGATTTCGAATTTTTGTTTCATAATCTCTAAATCAAGCTTTGCTTTTTCCTGCATCTTTTGTATTTCGAAAGTTGCTCTTGTTTTCTCTAGCTCCATTTCTGCCTGATACTTATATTGCATTTCTTGCATTTGAGATTGAGAAGCAGCTTGAGCTGATTTTATGTTAGACTCTGTCTGCATATTAATATTGGCTTGCTTTTTCTTTAAATCAAGAACCTCTTTTTTACCTTTTCTTATTTTGAGAAGCATGTTAGCCAACTTTATGTTTTTGACATTTCTTATGTCTATAGCGTCATCTAAATCTATTTTTTCACCTTGAAGAGATTGTTGTATGTTTTGTTCAAGCATATTTTTCTCTTCCTCATCTGGATGCAATTCAATTTCAATACCAAAGTCATGTATATGAAGAGACTTTATATCTTCTAATATATCAACTGCATGACCACCGATCATATTAACAAAACTGTCTCTCATGTCCCCATATTCAAGCATATCAGAGAATCTATAAGATACTGCAGTAATAAGCTTGTTAACTAGGTTAATTCCAGATTGAAGTATGTGTCTAGTGGCCGTATTAGAGTTTAGTGCCGCTAGCTTCTGTACACCAACAAGAGTTTTTGCATCAGGAGTAGAAGCATCTCTCGCCTCATTGATTCCTGTGACATCTCTTATCATTTGTATATAATGATTATACATGGAAACTAAAGAATTTATTTTTGCATTAGATCCTGAGCTAGTTAGTTCCTGTACAGGTACTTTTGCATTATTAAATTCACCTTCCTCGGTCAAACTTCGTCCCACAACACTTCCAGTCTGGAAATACATGCTGAGAGCTTCATTCGGATTATAAATAGCTCCATTTCCAAGATCAACACTTGCAATGCCGTCTAAATCCAAGTATACTCCATCTGGAATCATTTTTTGAATTACTTGCTGTAATTTTAAATGTGTAAGTTGTATTTGGTCCGCAAAAGGAATCATTCTTTTTACAATAGAATCAATCTGACCTCTGTACATTTTTGGCGCACTTACAATGTATGGAGCATACACCTTTTGTATTCCTGACTTTGGTCTCACCATGTTTTTCATTAGATCCCACTTGAGAACGTAATTCGTCCCTAGAACAAGAACACCTTCGTACCATACATCTATTCTTTTTGAGCGTTTTACAAATCGAGCCTGCTCTGTTTTTGGTGGGCTAAAAGAGTCATCTTTTTCTATAGCTCTTTTCCCTCCATTAGCAGTCTCCTTAACCTTATATACAATGTTTTTATCTGTTTTGTAGCAGAAATATAGTAAGGTGGCTGTATTTGAATCGAAATTGTCTGTCTTGTAACCTCCTCTTATACCTTGATATGCATCCCACTTTGCACTTAACTTAGATATATCTTTGATATCTTCTTGTGTTAAAGATGGGTCTATTTTTTTTAATTCGGTTATGTTAACGTTTTTTACCTCTCCGAAATAATAGCAATCATCAAAATTAGGGTCTTCCGTAGGGGACCATATCATATTTGCTGGGTCTACATATTCTATCTTAATACCATCATGGGTATTATAGCTATGCTTTACGCTTGATATTCCGATAACAGTTGCATCTTCATCAACTCTTCTTTTTGTAAGCTCAAAATCATTTACGTTGAGAATAGCTTCTAGAGCCTTTTCTTCTGCCACCTCTATCTTTTGTTTGTAGGCGAGCTTCATATGTAGCTCTAACTCTTCTGATGTTTCTGGCAGGGCAGCAGGGTCATTAACAAAACCATTTACACCTGTTTGACTTTGTATATGCTCCAAGATAGGTCTAGCTAGCATATCTTTTTCTATCTCAGTTCTATAGTCTTGTCTTCTAGTCCTAGACGTGTCGTCTACAGCCTCTACCTTAACATCAAACAATCTGTTCGACATACCGTTAACAACAATATCTACGAATTTTGGTACGATAGGTACAGGAGTCCAGTCAAGGTTTAAATAAGAAGTGTCACCATTGACCGCTAATTCGTTTTTGTATTTTTGAACAGACTGCTCTCCACGAGCGTACATCCTCAACTTGTGAAAATTATCTCTGTTGTTATAAAATCTTGCTGCTCCATTATCTTTTCTAAACCACTCTGACTCTATTGCCTTTCCAACCGTGAGTCCATACTCCTTGGAGGATTTTTTTGAGTCAGGCGCTAGCTGATCAGGAAAAGAAATGTTAGCAATTTTAAAGTCGTCTCTTAGCATACCGTTACTTTATAATTTCGCTGTTCAGGCCTGTATTATCGTACTTTGCAAAGTTAACGTTTATTTTATTATACTTTTTCTCAGGCTTATTTATAAATCTTTGATTTGCCATTATGGCTAGACCAGAGCTAACTGTGGCGTCAAACTTGGTTCTATTAAATATGTTGTAGTTGGACCAATCCTTCAATGTTCTCATAAAATACATCTTTCCCATAGCCCCTACATCTCTGTAGACACCTATATTGTCTACTCCTACATTCTTCTCTATGTAAGCTTCAATTGCTTCAGCGTGAATAGATATCACCGCTTGTGATGAAGGAACTCCACCAAGCTCTCTTTCAGACTTAGAAAGATCGTGTTTTAGCTTGTCTGGTCTGTTCATAGAGAAAGCTCTATAGCCTCTGTTCTTCATATAGTAAAGCAACCTTGGCTTATTATTCTCAACTAATATAGGCATTCCATAAAAATGCATTGCCATCAAAACATCCTCATAAAACAACTCTGCCGTTTGTGGTCTTGCTATGTATTCCAGGAAAAACAGTTCAGATGGAGCGTTGTCAAAATTAACCTTTGTAAGCCCATGTAAAGCACCTTTTGAACCTGACCCACCAACAACTCCAGATATATCATAAGAGTCACAACCAAAGCTTCCTATGTGGTCGTTAAGAGGGAAAAACTTTCCTCCGTCTTTTCTTACATTATTCCTCAGTTCTTTTGGTGGTAACCAAGTTACATAGAACCTGCCTTTTCTATTAGGCATCCAGACAACTTGTGAATCTCTTTTACCGTCCATCCAATGAAAGTCTCCTCTTTGAACAATAGACTCGATACCTGTAGTGTCGTTGTAATCTATCTGTTCGTATATCTTTGTTAGATTAAAAAGGCTGTTTTTAGACTCATCTCTAAATGCATGGTTCTCTGACCTCGGAAACTGTCTGTAAAATTCATTTAATGCGTCTGCATCGTTTTTTAAAGAATAAACTTCATTTTCCCAATAATCCAATACTCCTTGATCGATGTAATCACCATATGTTGTTAGCGTTTCCTCTTTTGGAGTTCTAAACACAGGCTGTCCATACATATCTATAAAACCTTCCATATTCCATTCCATTGGAATAAAAAGATGATATAGTCCGCTTTTAGTCTGTCCATTGGAGTTTCTTTCCTGTGGATTGCTATCGTAGAATAGTTTTTTGAAGTTGTCTCCTCCTTTATCTAAAGCGTTTGATGTTGATCCCATCATACACTTTCCTATAATCCTACGACCTAATCTTAGCGTAGTTTTAGTGACACGCCAGTTGTTGAGGATATTATCTGGACGTTCCCATTTTCCAGATTCATCATGCACAAGGAGTCGTAGCTTTTCCCCATCGTAGGAGTTATCTCCAGTGTTTTTCCAGTCAATAGTTGTGTCGAGCCCTGTAAGATTGTCTGTGTCTTCTGTATTTTCGATATTCTTTCTTGTGAGCTTTGATGCTGGTACTCTGTAGGCAAGCTCTGTTTTTGGTCTATCCATACCATCTTGAATTGGTCTGAAGAAGAATGGATAGTTTGTTGAGATTGGGACAACCTTGTCGGTGAACATTTTTTTGGCATCTGCACCAGTCTTGGATAAAATACCGAACCTAGCATCTGAGGTGATTGTAGCTTGGTTGACTGTTTCTGACGATGACATAAAGCTAAATCCACTCCGTCTATTTTTGAGGTAGCACATTCCATAACATCTGTCGTCTGCTTTGCACGCTTCCCAATAAATAAAAAAGATTCTGTTTGATTCTCTGTACTCTGGCTTTCCAACATCAATCTTTGTCCATTGGAGGTACATGTAGTGAGACCCAGTAATATAAGTAGGATTACCATTATTTTTAAACCAGAAACCAGAATCTCTTCTTTCAAACTCATCTTCAATGTATGGGATCCATGACTCTTTGAATGAAGACGACATGCCATTCCACTGGAATATGGTCTTGATCTTATTGAGCTCTTTTGGGTATTCAAACTCCTCCCAGAACTGCTCCTCTTTTTTCTTGCTGCGCTCATGTATTTTTTTTGGCTGCAAAGGTAAGGCTATTTTCAACCCACTTATATTGACTACATCGCCAATTTGTCCTGTTTTAGATATAACCACAACATCATGGTCTTTGTTGTAGCCATAATCCCAAGCTTTATTTTTATTTAGTTTGTCTATCACTTTTGAATCAATGTGATAAACAAGCCTCATAAGCTCAAGACTTTCTACCTCTCGACTCAGCGAAGCCTTGGAAAGACTCTTCTTTTTTGGTTTCTTTAGATCCTCCATCTTCGAGCTTTTCTCTTTCTAGTTGTATTCTGTTCAATATCTCAAATGCATCGAATATAGCCAGCTTCTTTGTGGCAGCAGCGTTTTTCAATCTATCTGCAGCTAAATCTTCTGATGGGTCATCTGTTATGATTTCATCATGAGCAACCTTGATGAGCTCCTCTACAGCCTTTTCGCCTGCAGCAATGACTCTTTCTATGGTTTCTTTAATATCTTTTGACATAAACGTACTCAAAGCTTCCTGAGAACGTAGTTGTAGCGTACCAGTAATCTTTATCCATTTTAATTTAATTTAATGCAAATATCTTTAGTCTTCATTCGATAGAGTAATGTGTCGTTAATTTCGAACTCATATTCACTATCATCTAAATATCCAACCCTATCTCCTTCTGTAACACCTAATGCTTGCAAAGACTTGTTTGTGTATTTCATAGTTCCTATATTCTTATTATATCTTCCTACAAAAACTCCTGTCTCCTCCTCTTTTTCTGGACGGACAAAACAAAACTCATCAAAGCTAAACCAGTTATTATCTTTCTTAACAAGGTATATTTGATATATGTCTACAAGATACAAATTATCTTTGAAATGCTCACGGCTTTTACGCTCATAGCCTTTCATGTCATAATATGATCTAAAAATATTGTGATGTATTACAACTAAATCTCCTTTCGAGATTTCTCCTTTGTAACCAACAGGCACTTCTACAACTTCTCCTATACGGTTTACATCCTTATGATTTTCTATGGATGAGGTAAGTATTACTCCGTTTTTCTCTTTGTTGTATTCTGACCGTCCGTGTGGTTGTATTAAGAATTTATTTAATGGATTAAAAATTGACATTATATTCGATTGTAATAGGCATATTCTTATTGAATTCTTTCCATTTTTTTATTTCATCGCCTTTTTGTATCCATACATTGTAACTTAGATCGTCTTGCGTTACAGCGTGTATTTTCCAATCACCACCCATAACGACTTGATCAATCATATAATGCATAGCATCCTTGTAGTTAGCTCCTACAGAAATCTTTCTAATATGCTTCATTTAATTAAATGATATGAAACTTTTTATATTTGTACAATAGGATCTTTCATCCATCCTGCTGCTGCGTAATTTGAGTAATTTCCAGGATTTGTAAGCAACCCTGTAGTCCCATAGTGTTCTATCTTGAGGCTGTTAGAAAAACTTAGATATGGAACTTGCCACTTATAACAAGAAGCAACACTTAAAACACCAATATATTGATTTGCTGATCGAACTCCGTACTTATCTGGTCTTGTTCCCCAATAAGTTGCTGGATCATATCTATGCTCTCCGTGCTCATAATAGCTGTTAGGAGACGGATTGTATCCTGAACCAGTTTGAGGAAGGTCTGTAAAATAGCCCCAAAGAGCCTTATCATGATAAGGGCCTCCTGAGGTCGTTGTTTCTTTATTAGAAGCTAAGTAACTTGCGGTGTCTTCTCCTATTGTCATGTTTTGCTTCTTAAATGTGTAAGAGGAACCGTCTACTGTTATCCTCATCCAACTCTCTGTGTTTGTATCTCCATTTGCTGCAACTCCAATAACCCAATATAGCCTACCTGCACCACCTGAGTAATCAACGTGTGTTTCCCAAGTGTTTTCTGCTGATAATACCATATAATCAAAAGTTTCATCACACTGAAAACTCACTCCATTCCAGAAATATTGATTGTTCATCGCATCGTAGGAAGTAGAGCCGTATTTAAAATATAAATTATTCCACCTACTACCCTGAAAAGGCATTTTAGTTGGATCTGTTACTATTGATGAATCAGTTCCGCTACCTTGTGCGTCTCCAAAAAATGATGATAATAATGCCATGTTTTATGTTTTTTATATAATAACTGTTGGGTCTACAATTCTTTTTGCGTAGGCTCTGTGAGTATATCTGTGATTAGTATAACCTGCTGATCCTGTACCATTAGTCACTGTGTCTGTACTTTTATTAACTGCACACTCAACTTTAATACTGTTTTCATATCTTACAGAAGGTCTTCTTCCCTCTACAAACCATGAAGGATGTAATACATATGTTGTACCTCTTGCAGACCAATCATAAACACCAAATTCATCTTCTTGATCATAGTTAAACCAACTGCTGTTCATGTAGTCACCATACGGAGCCCCTATAAAGTTACCAGCTCTACCTCCATAAGAACTAGTGTAATATCCTCCACTTCTTCCAAAATGACCCCACTCTAGATGTTGATAACCTAATTGAGAACTAGCTACATTATTGTGGGTTCTCAACACAGTTTGAAAAGTATACGCACTTCCATCAACAGTAATTCTTATTTTAGAAATAGCTTTATCTCCTGCATTAAAATCATAAGTAGCATTCCAAGCCCCAAATCCTTTTACATAACACAAATTACCAGCCTCGTTAGAGTGATCCATTATTGTTATCCACTCACCTGCATAAGTAGCAGAGTCGTATTGAGCCCAATCAGCTCCCAATCTAGCAAATGTAGTACTACTAGCTAAAGTACCATTGTCATCAAGCGTATTGGTGTTTCCACCAGGAGCGGTATATGGATCTCCACCAGTAGTTTGCCCTGTATTGCTATAACTATAATACCAAAAATTATTTTCATGATCTCCGTAAAAGGAATGACTATCACTATACTTATAGTAAACAGGACTGGCACTGTGATTAACAGGCAATTTACGAGGGTCTGTTATTACTGAGGTGTCAGTTCCGCTACCTTGTGCGTCTCCAAAAAATGATGATAATGTTGCCATAATTTATTAGTTTTGTCCGATTACAACCCAACCTTTGTTTGATCCACTATAAACCATTTCAAAAGAACTATATCTGTTATCTAGAGTTAACGCTCCAGACAATCCTAATATCTTTTCTGCTCCCCCATCTACCTGGCAAGTGTCTACTTGAGAAAGGTTTGATATTTTAACACTATGTCCCACCGTTGGGCTTGATGGCAGTGTTAGAACCAAATTTGCTGTTAGAACGTAAACCGCTCCAGCTACTGCTGTTGTGTCTGTACTTATTTCAAAAACACTATACAGTGTATCGTTTGCGTCTAGAGTGACGTTCCCATTCCTTCCGTTTACTGAGTTTACGTCTGCCGCATCGTCTCCTTCAAAGTCCGTTCTCAACTGTGCTACGTCATCGTATAGCTCAATAAAATTGTCGTTGCTTTTATCGAATGCACTTCGAATTCCCTCTCCTGTGCCATCGTTAGCTACGGTTCCGATTAAAATGTGTTGTCTTGCCATGGTTCTTTACTTTATATGATAAATGGTATCTGTGTTGTTGTTGTTGTCGTTGTTGGTATTACGTATGATTGATCTCCGCACTCTTCTTCAAATATGAGTCTGTTTTGCCCACCACCGTAACCTGCGTGAGTATAGTAACTAGCTATTCCAAAATCAGCGCTTACATAAAGCTTAACATCACCCCAGAACATCTGATATTGATTTCCGTCTGGGCCTAAGTGTGTTATGTTTTTATTTGCATCTCCCCTTACATATATCTTTTGATAAAATCCATCATTTAAGACAGTGAAAGCATGCGTTTGAGGTACATTTTTAAGCAAGTACTGACCTGTGTTAAGTCCTTGTAGCAAAAACTCATTATAAGGAACTGCATCAAACTCTAACTCTCCGTTTCCATTAACGGTAACTTCTACCTCATTAAGAAGACATTTTGTGTAATAAGTGTTCGCTAAAGTTGTTGTTGTTGTAGTTGGTGCTGCTGTAGTCGTTGTGGTTGTGCTTCTATCCCAGCTAAAACAATTCTGAGCCCCTGCATAACCTAAACTAAATTCATACAGACTAACAGTTACAAATGGTTGATCCACTATTACAGTTATCGCTCCACTATAAAAATAGTAAGGGATGTCGTTTATAGTCTTAATAGATCTTTTGTAGAAATCACCGCTATAGCTTATATTTGAATGCTGAGGTCCAAAATTTCCTGAGTTTGTTGCACCTTCTATAGCTATAGAAAGAGTGTCTGGTACATTAAATATGTAAGTTCCTTCAGGAAGGACAATTCTTTCTCCTTGAGCAGCCAAACTGCTAAACGTAGATGGTGTTGCTAACGAACCTCCTTGTATGCCCAACTGTCCTCCTTGTTCGAATATATCAAAAGATTCGTTAGTCAAAGATATTGCTGTTGTATAATTTTCATCTCCATAGTCTGGAGCAGCAGTCGTAGTTGTAGTTGTAGGCTCTTGAATTACATCGTAAATTGGAGCTACCGTAGTAGTTGTTGTTGATGTAGTAACTCTAACAATATCGCTTCCCATTGTTTGTGAGTTTCCGTCACAAGTGAACCCTGTGAAGCTACTAGCATCAATAATGTCGCTATCAACTTTTATAGTATCATTATCAGCTCTAACTCCGTCTAAAAAGTCTTGGTGAATAAATATGTTTTCCATTCCAAGATCTCCATTACCATAAGACCAAAGACTTACTCTTCCAAAGTTTCCTTCAACTTTTATAGTTATGTCTCCATAATAAAAATCATAAACTCCATCGTTATTACTTCCAACAACATTTTTTAGCTTCTTTTTTGTTGGATCTCCTGTATATGATATTTCTGGGTATTTTCCAAGGTTTAATACTGCTAATGGATCTGTTTCTGGTACATTTTCAATAGTATAAATACCATTCTCTAAAACGTAGTAAGTGTTGTCGAACTCTGTCTTTTCGTTAAATAGAATACGCCACTTATTAAAATGAACCTTATTAACCCCCTTACCTTCTATCAAGCACTCTAGTCTAGTTAGACCTTCTTCTCCTGTAGGTAGTGCTGGTGCTTGCGTTGTAGTTGTGGTTGTAACTTGAGATACATCAGCTCCTAAATCATAAGAACTTAATACAAATCTAGTTCCTGGAACAGTACCCACTATACCTCTATTATCTATAATTGATAGTTGAAAAGAGTATGTTACATCAAAAAGACTTTCATCCCATGTATATCCATTTAAACTTGTTGCATATCCCCCTGGTATTGGAATAATATATATTCCGTTGGCATACAATACTCTTTGTGAAGCTGTCGTTCCATATTGAAACCAGTATCTGTCGTAATTATATCCTCCCTGCGACAAGTCGTACCCTACCTCGTCTGGGAATGTCATTATTAAGTTCCTATTGTCGCCTGATTGTGAATAATATTGTGTAACCCAAAATCTCCCATTTTGATAGGTTGCATAAAGCATAGAATAATAAGATGTAGATCCTTGCTGAATATTAACATCACCTACCCTTACTATATCTTGATTTATCAAAGCACCGTTATCACCCCAATCCGAAACAAAAACATTGTTCTCACCAGCAACCATGTAGTAATAACCAGTGTTAACGCCATATGATGGTACATTGACTAGCTCATAATTTGTGCTTCCAGGCGTTATCAATATTTTACCTAAGTCCCACTGGTTGGATGGATTTCTATAAGTTGCAAGTATAGTGGTGTCGTTTAGGTTTGCCATGGAAAGAGTGTTACTGTTTCCAAAACTGCCTGTTACGTTTGTAAATGCTCCACTAAAGTCTCCTGTGTTCCAAAGAATAGAACCCTTACTTAATATCGGATCCCATCCACAAAAAAACCAAACGCCATTTGCCGAATCATAGGCAATAGTGTCCCACCTGTGGTCCATATAGAACTCTTGAGTAGGATGTGAAGCTGTGTTCCATGTTTTTAAATCGTCACTCCACAAAAATGAGCTTGATCTACCACTATTAACACCAGTTCTTATAGCCAAAAAGTATCTGCCTCCAACATATTTGATTGATTGATCATCTTGTGTAGGATCGTCAAATACTTCTGTTTGATTAAATTTAAGGTATTGTCTTAGCTTTTTAAATACTTCAGCATTTGAGAATATAGCTGCTGCTGAGTTTGGATTCTCCGTGAATGCTTTTAGTCCGTTAGGAGCATTAAGTAAAGCATCCAAAGCCTCATCATTACCCAATATTAAATCAACGGCAGTAGAGCTTTCCGCTATATCAAATGCAGTTTTAGCGTTATCGATAATAATACCAAAACCAATATGTCCAGACACGGTGTTTAAAAAAGCGTCAAACTCTGCTTGTGTTCTTCCCTCAGCCGTTATGTATATAAATGCATTAGACTCTAACTTAGAGTTTTCCTCTCTAGTTATGTTGGAAAGAATTAAGTTGTATGCGGTTGTTCCAATGCCTATTATCTCATCATATCTGTCATGAGACTGCATTTTTTCCAGTAGATTCGGATATGAGATTACTTCTTCAAATGCTAATCTACTTAAAGAGGACTGTTCTAATTGGGAGTCAAACTTTTCACTAGTAATGTAAGCACTAAAGAAGGTGTCATAAATATATACTGCCTTGTCAGATAAAGCCATGTTTTAATTATGCATTAGTCGTTGTGGTTGTTGTAGATGGATCCGCCATAATTTTTTCGTATGCTTCGGTATATCCTATAATTTCATCTACTTTTTCTTGCGTCAATAATCCATTATCAACTAAGCAAGTATCCTCTAACATGTCAATTGATCCTAAACTTAGTTTGTCATATACTAATTGAAGAGACGCATCAGAAGCTTTGTTTGTATAAAAATCAGTAAGCTCTGTGCTGGTTAGAACCTGTTGCAATCCAGATAAATTTATTTTTGATTGAATCCTCAAAGAGAATCTATCAACAACTTCCTCCCTTGTTATATCCCTAACAGTTCCGTCATCTTCCATGATTTGTCCCACAGAGCCAGCAAAATCGTCTTCCACCAAAAGACCCACTCCTTTGTTATCGTAATCTGAAGGAAGATCAGCTTCTATGCTTTTTATCAACTTAGCGTCTAATATGATGTTTTTCATTTTTTATTTTTTTTATAAAGTTCTGGTGTCTATATCGTTCTCGTTCATAAAGCCAATCTCTGGACTGTATTCCTTGTATATGTTGTTCCATTGAGCAAAACCAGAAGGATAAGTTTCTCCCCACATATGTGAATAACCTGTGGTATTTGACTGATAAAGGTTTAAGAAAGTTCCGTCAGCATGCTGTGCAAACAAATAGTCCATATCTGCCATATTATTATAGCTATATCCAGTATAAGCCTGTATGCCAAAGTAAAATTTGTTTCTTTGAACTGGTATAACTTTATATCCATAACTAGTGTCGTCGTAGTCAAAGAAAAGAACCTTTCCATCCGAAACTCTTATGAATGTAGATCTTATCCCAGCTCCGTAATAATAATAGCTATTAAAGGCAACAACATATTTTCCGTCATTAGAAACGCAGCTTCTAACCCCATATGATGAACCTTGTTCATATCCATAGTTTGTCGTCTGACCACTGTGATTAAAGTGGGTGTCATAAATCAAATCATCTCCTGCTCCATTAGGTGTCCATCTATGAGTAAAAGCAGTCCCACCAGTAGCTGGGGTGTGTATGTGCTCAACAACATTTCCATTATCGCAAAGAACAGATATTCCTCTGTAGTTAGCTTCATTTGTGCTATTAGATGGTCTTCCTGTAGAATTGTCTACAGTACCGTCTATTTCCAATGTAAGCTTTAGATTACCTAATACATCATAGTTATATCCTATCTGCTGCTCCCCTTTAGCTATGTCTACTAAATTAAAATCACTAGCAAAACCATACACTTTAGGCGTGTGATTATATGAACCATCTGAAGTCATAACCAAAAGCTTGTTGGTGTTTTTATTGTAACAAACCATTCCGTATCCAGTACCTACACCAGTGATTTGAAATGTTTCATGACTATTTTTCCATCTTTGTGGTTCATCCCAATAGTTTTCAGGAAACCCATAGCTTGTACTGTTAGCATTTCCCTCTCTCATCCAGGCTCTATTGTGCCAACTATCAATAGTCGATGTAGCTATTCCTTTCGAACCACCAATCTTAAAAATATCATTAGTTCTTGAGATGTGGTACCTTTTATCTGCATCACCAACAACAACACCAACATCTCTCATCCAACTATTATTCCACTGATTATCTAAACCTAGCTGTCTCATGTCTGTGTCGTTAAAGTGACCATAATGTGGTCCAAACGTACCGCCATTAGAGGTATAATAATTAGCTTCACCATTAGAACCAGTAGTTGGATATGTGTGAGTATAAAGATGTGTATAATATCCAGCAGTAATTTCTCTATAATTAAATGTGCTATTACTAGCAGTTTTTCTACCCCCAGAAGTTCCGTCAAGCTTCCAATCACCGAAGTAAATAGTTTGTCTCCACCTTTGTCCACTTAACTTATCACAAACCCACTCACCTCGGTGGTTCATCCAGTATATACTGGTTTCATTTGCCGATGAGTCATGGTCAGTTAGCATTACATACGCTGGTCTGTCGTATGGGTGAATATAATTCGAATCGTTATAAACCCCCTCTCTAATCTGTGTTAAGGATGGCAATCCAGATATAGTTGTTTCAAGATTTACAGAACTAGAGTTAAGAGTGTCCTTTGCGTTGTTGATAGCAGCAACTGCATTATCAGCAGAAGTATCAATATCCGATGCAGTTGTATTAAAAATACTTGTTATAGCATCAATAGCTGCTTGTGAATCTTCTTGAAACTGTGCGTTCGAAGAATCTATTGCATCAACTGCGGATTGTGACAGTCCTATTACGACTGCCTGAAAATCGTTTCCCTGTTGAAGTTGTTGCAACCCTTTTGTATACAGAACTACCTGCTCTGCTGTTGCGGTTCCGTCTTGAATCTTCTGAGCTATATCATCAACTAGACTCTGACTTAAAGTTATAGAATTTGCCATCTTTTATTTTTTTACAAATTTACTAAATATATTTTTACAAATTTTGTGCGTAGTACATGTCTGACAAGCCAACCAAGTGGTAAACCGCCTCCATATTATCTCCTCCAGCACCTGCTCCATTAGTCCAAACTTGATTTACAGAATCATAAACAAGAGCCTGTCCTTCTTCTGGAGATGTAACTGAAACATCTGCTAAATCATTCAATCCAGCATTCACATCAACACCACCAGAGAATGTAGCCGATAAATTTCTAAACAAACCTGCCTGATAAATAAATGCATCAGCCTCTACTGTCAGGTCGGTTGTTTCTTTTTTCACCAAAAGTGTAGCTACATGTATAGCTTGTTGAGAGGTGTTGTCGGCTTCTTTAAATTCTTCCAAAAAGATACTTCTTTCTCCAACATCTTTGTTATCATAGTATCCTCTACCATAATAAACAACCAAAATATCTGGTGTAGATGGGAAATAATATATCCTTTGAATAGAATATTTGTTATTAGGCATATTAGCCAAAGTTCCTGATCCATTATCAAACTTAGTTGGATCAATAGTAGTATATCCCTGTCCAGTAGGACCATCGTCTTTTATAAAGCCTCCAGATCCATCCTGATAATATCTATGGATAACACACTGAGTCTTTGCTCCATCTATGATGTCAGAAGGAGCATTCGGATTTGACGCATAGTTTCTTCCTAGAGCAAAAGCTGTACCAGCAGATCTATCCAAAGAAAGGTTTATACCGTTTGGTGATATAATATGACCTTCTCTTTTTAGAGGTCCAAACAATCTGATAAACTGATTGAATTGAGTTGTATTACCATAAGCTACAGCAGGGAATGTTCTAGCAAATCTTGCAGCACCTGCTGAGTGTATAACAGAACCTATGGTTATATAATTTCTATACTGAGCATCTGTAAATGGATCAGCTTGCTGTAAAATATTACCACTTCCGTCTATATAGATCCACGCATTTAATTGTGCATCATCATTAGAATCTAGATTTGTTATAGTTATAGTTTGTGTATTCCAGCTAACATAATCTACATCAGGATAAGGCTCTGTAGTAGAAGTTTTTCTCAAGTTTACAATAATACCTGTACCTGCTTGAATGGTAAACTGTGTTGTGTTTGCTACTGAAAGCTCACCGCCTTTTAGAATACCTGTACTTAGCTCCTCTGTAATAGTAGAGAGGCTCAAGTCATGACCATGGTATCTGAAGTGCATTTCTTCATGACCCCCTGATTGTCTTATGTATATACCATTATCTAAGTCGGCTGGAGGTGTAGACTGAGAGTTATTAATTCTAATTAGATTCTGCGCCTCTAAATCATCTCCTATGACATCTCCTGTTGCAGTAATGTTTCCTGTAGCGTCAACGTTATTTCCTACAGTAAGATCATTTGTTACTGTCACGTCATCTGGAAGCCCTACGGTAAAAGAAAGATTGCCTGAGAGTGCTTGTGGTGTAGCTGGAGAAACAGAAACCTCATCATTAGTTCCTTGAATCTGAACTGTTTGTGTCTTTTCAACTAATTCATCTTCAATTCTTGTTCTCTCTGCATCCGTAATAATGTATCCTGACCCTTGATCAAAAACATCATTTGTTTCTGTAACACTATGCAAAGACAAGTCCGTAACATCTGTTGGCTTGTTTTTAATGTAAGAGTCCTCTGTAGTAATCCCAGTGTTCCAATCAGACTGAACGTTTACCTCAGCTTCTGCTTCTATACCATCCAGTTTAGTTTTTAGAATAGTAGTAAAATCTTCTTCTGATAATTGTTTTCCTGTTATCTTGTCAACCTTGCTGTCTAAAGCAGATTGCAATCCAGCAATATTAGAAATAGCTAAACTTTCTAGCGTATCCCTATTTGCTTCAATAAAATCAACTACCTCCTGTAAAGAATCTAAATCAACATTGTCGCTTAACAATAATGTATTAATATCATCTATCAGTCCTTTTAATACAAGCCCTTGATTTGCAGATAAAGGAACATCGTTGTTATTGCTAACTAAATCATCTATTACATCTGAATGTCTCAGACCATTTACATGTATCTCATTATAATTTGATCTTTCCGTATTTGTGATAATCTGTCCAGATCCTGCGCTAGTAACGTCTCCAAATTCAGTTACTGAGTCGTCACTAAAATCTTTGTCGATTATGGACTGATAATTACTTACAAAGTACCTTTCTTGCGAATGAATAGATCCGTTGCCTTCAATAAAGTTTACAAGAAGCTTTTTGTAATTAGAGTTGTAATCCTGTATCTCGTTAACCTGGAAAATACCAAAATTATTTAGATTTCCCTGTTGGTTTATTTTTATATAGTGCTCATTAAATGCCTGAATATAATTAGCAACATTGTCACCTGAAGCTTGCTTTACGCTTAAAAATATTTGTGTTACTGCAGAAAAAGCAGTTACAGCATTTCCTGTTTCTGTTATGGCAATAATACCTGTTGGATCTAATTCTGCATCTAAGGTTTTATATTCGTATATAACACCGTCAAATTGATCAATAAGAGAGTTGTCGTTCAAAAGATCGACAATGCTCTCTACAGAAAAGTTCTTTGTTGAGTTAGTAGCTGAATCAGTCCCAATCCACTTATCCGATAAACTTGGGGTTGAATCTAAGCCATATGTGGATATCCTTGCCATCTATTCTTTTTATGCAAATTTACGAAATAAGAAAACACATCTTATCTCCCTTGAGAGCGGTACGCCTTCTTGTAGAGCTTTGACGACTTGATTTTAGAGGTTTTTGTTTTTGCGTGTACACCAGGTCTTTTAACCTTTGTTTTCTTGTAATGTACAGTTAAAATCCCCTTAGCCATTTTTATCGTCTTTCTTTACAGCAGAGCCGAAGTAATAGCCAAATATACTAAGGGCAACACCCTCAACGATACCTATCATATGGATAAATATCTCTTTGTTTTCTACAGGCACCTCTGTTGTAACAACGGTATAGACTAAAAATCCGAACGCAGCTAATCCAACAATACCTGTTAAGGTCATCATCCAATCTCTGCCTCCTGAAGCTACGATAGCAGCCTCTCTCTTTCTAGCTGAATCTCTGTCTGCTACCTCTAGTCTGTAAAGTTCAACAAGCTGATCGTGTGCAGCAGCTTTTTCTTCTTCAGACATATCAGGGTCTGTATCAATAAGGTTTTTAATAACACCTAGCACCCCAGAATCTGGCAGCACTTTTGACGCTCCTTTAACGACTCCTGGAAGTACACTAAGCAATATCTTGCCTAATCCAGTCTCTTTAAAGGGTTTTTTAGCATTATGTTGCTTCTCTGTACTCATATGTAAATATATTTAGTTTTACCATTAACTTTTTCTGCTTTCATTACACGACCTCTATTTTGATCCTCCGAAACATAACTGACGTGAACCCATGCTGGGTTTTCACTATCACCAAACTCCCAGATGAGCTGGTCAAAACTTAAGTTATCTTTAATGTAATTGAACATTTCAGCATTTGTCTTGTGTCCAAAAGTGTCATCCAGGTCAATCGCTCTACCCTCGCAATGCTGTGACCGACTACTTCCTCCAATAGCCTTATTTAGCTTAGGCGATCTATAAAAACTGTTTATTTTTACTGGTCCCCCAACCCACTCTCTAAGGGGCTCGAATATTTTTTCTGCAACTATTTCCATATTCTGTTGCTCATAAGCTCCTGGCGTGTTATCAATTCCTCTTCTAAGCGCTGTATTAGATTTTACAGCTTCCTTGTAACTGATGTGATCTGATATTTTCATTTTATGTTATTTGATTTACAATATTTCCATTTGAATCTCTAATTTCAGTAATCCACGAATTATTATTATCAGCAGGTGTATCTACTATATTAGATATAAGTACGGCATAATCTGGGGAAGTAGAGAATATGTCTGTAACATAAGGATACCAACCTGGACTCTGATAGGTTCTATAGGGCACTGTGGAGCTAGTAAATATTTTATCGTATGTTTCTGGATATCCATTCTGTCCGTCATGAGCGTAGTATATGTTTCCAGTAAACGAATAGGTCAGTGACTGGTCTAATGCATCTTGATAATTTGTATAAGGGGTTAGTATAGTCCCAGTATCACTTGTAGGATATAGCAAGGCTCCGTAATCCCCAAGGTACTGTTGTCCAGAAGGAGTTGAAATATCAACTAAAACATTTGTTGTTACATTTGTGTTACTCCAAAGACCTAGTATCTCAGACGTTGTTCCGTCAATCTTAATCCAAACAAAGTCATCTTGTGTTGGGTCTATATTTTCATTATAAGCAACACTACCATCATACTTCATAGCTATATAAACGTAGTCGTGACTTTTTGGGAAATCAGACCAAACAGAAGTGAATAATCCTACGTTTGATCCGTTTTGACCGTAAATAAAATCACCAACATCTGGACTTGACACTGAGTTTCCTTGTGAGTCCCTAAAAATCAATAAATATCCTATCCCAAACGCTGAATTTGTACTAACCTGAGAGTAGCAATACTCCATAAGTCTTTTAACTTCATTTGGAGTTTCGTGCATACTGTTATATCTCAAGTCGTTACTAAGATTTGATGTATAAACTCCTTTTGGATATCCTATTAAATTATTTGGATCTGATATTGATATAGATTGGTTTAATGTTGACGAATCGTTTACTTTGTCTAAAATGTCACTTACATATAAATATCCATTTGCATCTGGGGATATCTCTAAATAAGTAGAAGGTAATTTTAACCTATAATCTATTAATCCATCATTGTCTTCATCAATACTATTAGGATCCCTTATGTAAGAAATACTAGGACCAACAATCATGTAAAGAGGATAATCAGAAGCTGATCCGTAATAAATAGTGTCAACCTGGTCGTTTACGTTTACAGAGTTAAATCCTCCGCCTCTCCATCCGTCATAAATGTAATCACCAATCTGCGGTGTAGAACTGTCAAATTGATATTGAGCAAATCCATTACCTCCATACAGTTCTCCTTCATAATCTTGGAATGTGGATATACTAGTCATCAGACCTGTGTTTTGTCCAGTAGGGGAATCAGCTTCAACTGCTCCAGTTAATATAGTATGTAGGGCATACAAAGTGGTTCCAGACCCTTGAGTGGGTCCTGAAGAAGTTGTAGGAGCAGGAGTAGGACTAACTGTAGGTGCTGGTGTAGGAGCAACTGTAGGTGCTGTTGTAGGTGCTGTTGTAGGCGCTGGTGTAGGAGCAACTGTAGGTGCTGTTGTAGGAGCTGGTGTAGATGATGTAATTATTTCAGTTATTTTTACATATCCATTAGCTTGTTCCAGTTTATATATTGGGTAAGCAGCATAAGGGTTTCCAATTAAAGAAATACTATTTGCAACAATCTTCATATATACTGGCGATGAAAAAGCTGCGTAAGGAGGAAATTCATATGTTGAAATTAAATGTGTGTCATCACTATTTATAAAAGTGCCATCCTCATCCGCAATAAAAGTACCTACTGCTAATGAACTTGTGTCAATTTTCATTTCACGACTTCCTGCGTTAGAAGGCTCCAATCCGTTTGGTTCAGTTAAATCACTTAATGTGTATGTAAATCCAGGATAATTTGTTCCTCCATAACTCAAATTAATTGAAAAAGAATCGGTTGGGTTTCTTGTATTCAAATAACTCATATAGTGCCACGTATCGGTTGTCACAGAATCAGGTGTATCACAATTATAAGTATTTAAAACTTCTCCAGTTGTGTATGATACTTTAACCATATACCCAAAAGAAGAGTCATTATCAGTTTGAGACACACCATACCAGTAATTACCTCCATAGAAAGGATTACCAGTTGAAGCATAATAGAGAACAGTTCCTATAGGTGGAGGAAACTCGGTTCCTGTGTAATATAAGTCTGTATTGTGGTTTGCAGTAAGGTTACAGGCTTCTGTGTAATTAAAGTCAGTAAAATGAGGATAAAGACCCTCTTGATCTGCACCATCTGCATAAATATAAATAGTCCCTGTTGTAGGGGCTGGCGTAGGAGCTACCGTAGGAGCTACCGTAGGTGCTGGTGTAGGAGCAACTGTAGGAGCAACTGTAGGAGCAACTGTAGGAGCAACTGTAGGAGCAACTGTAGGTGCTACTGTAGGTGCTGTTGTAGGTGCTGGAGTAGGAGCTACTGTAGGAGCCACTGTAGGAGCAGGTGTAGGAGCAGGTGTAGGCACCGTGGCTAAAGGTAGATCAATATCTTGAAAAACGTAGCTTCTTATAGAAGATAATGGATAGTTTTTAGTTGACTCTTTGAGATTTGAGTCCACACCAATGATGTTTTCATTTCCATCTAATTGGGTGTCTTTATCGTATTCTTCTTGTTTTTTTTGTGGTACGTCATTAGTCATAACTACTCCCAATAAAGACCCCCAGCTCCATCGCTTTTGAGGACTTGGCCTGGCTGTCCTCCAGGAGGTATGATATAATTTTTTAAATCAGCAAGAGTTATGAGCTTTGATTTACTAGAATCATTAGCATCTGTACAGAGAAGTTTATCATCATCATTCAACTGTATATCAATATCATATCTTTTTATTCTTGCCATTATCTTTTCTTATTATCGATATCTCTTCTTAAGTACTCTATGTCCTTCATAAATGCCCTCATTTCTGCTTCAAGCTGCTTTACCTCTTCTTCGGTCTTTCTTTGATTAGGCCAGGTATATTTTTGTTCGTTTTCCTTTAATTTTTTAGCTTGCAACTCTACAGCGTCAACCCTAGCATTTAATGTGTAATAAGAACCGATTATAGATACGAATAAGGTTAGTACCGTAATTATTTGCATTGGAGACACACTGAAATCAGCTTTACCGTCACCATTAATATCAATTTTGCTCATTTTTTCTCTTTCCCTTAAATTTTTCAATTATCTGTATAAGAGTGTATATTAAGGTTGCAGTCAAAACAAGCGTTGATAATATTGGGTTTAGTTCCGCCAAAAAACTACCGCCTAGTGCGGTTAAGCTAATTCCGTATATCTTCAAATCTTCCATTATTTTTTTGGCTTACGCCCTGGTCTTGTTCTACCTGTTGCTGCTTTTGGAATATCACCAATTTGATTTCCAACCTCTTTCACAGCCTTAACTACATCTTTCATTTCTTCGCCTACTCGCTCAACTCTGATACTTACGTCTTCTTTCAAGTCCGTAAACTTTTCTTCTAAAATATCAGGTATCATATTGTTGTTGTCGTCACGAGTCAATCCTTTTCTTGTCATCCAGATTGCAGCAATATTGACAACTATCAACAATATCACTAATCCAATTAAAATAAAAATTACATTCATTGTTTTAAAATTAATATTAACGTCTATCTCTACCTCCACGAGCCCTGTTGGTATAACGTCTCTCGCTTAGGATAGTTCCTTTTTTATGAGAACAGTCCATATTGTCTCCGTTCCCATAAGTTCCATTTCTTCTGTTAAATTTATTGCATTCAACTCTCTTCCTCACCTGTCGAGGTCTTCTTTGAAAAGAAGAGTCATACTTCTTTTTAACCTCTCTAGCTTCAGGGTTGTTTCGATAATACAGAGCTGATTTGCTTAAACTCATTATCTTCTTCTAGTTAAAACTTTAGCTTGAGGTTTAGCGGTTTTAACCTTCTTAGCTCCTTGCTTTTTAATAACATTGGCTTTCTTCTCTACTTTGATGTAAGATACATCAGACGCAGATCCGTTTTTTGTAAAAACCTTTCTTCTTGATCTTGAAGGTGTGTTACTCATTCTTTTTTCCCCAGATGAAGTTCTTGTAGTGCTACGAATATTTCTCATAGCCTGAGTTGTACCTCTTGTTGTTTTTTTAGCCATTACTCTCCTTTTTTAATTTTATCTGAAGCTTTTTCTTTTTTTACTGCTTTCGCCTTTGGCTTTGGCGCTTCTTTTACCTTGCCAATTCTTTTTAAATAATCTTCTTTAGACTCGTTGATTCCTCTCATGTCTTATTTTTTAAATGAAACTCTTGCCGCATTTGTATTTGATACAAACTGCTGTCCTCGGCTCCCAGCAGCTTTTTTCTTCTTAGCAGTCGTTGCTCTTTGAGCTTGACTTAAACTTCTTGCCTTAGCTAATGGTAAACATCTATCTGGATTCTTTTTGTTCTTACTAGTACCACATTCGCCTTTTATTTTGCCATCAGTACCAATGCGAACCCACTTTTGCCGTCTCCATTCAGCTAACTTACTCATTTTTTGCCTTTTCCGTATTTAGGGTCTTTGCAATACTTTGATGCAGCCATATTAGCGTAAGCTGAAGGATACTTGTCGAAAGTACGCTTTGCCCATTCTATTCCTGCCGAACAAATCTTGTTGCCCCTGTTGGCTTTTGTTTTACTTTTTGTTGCCATAAGGAAATAGGTCATTTAAGGTTTTTTTACGACCATCACAGCCGCAATCGGTGTTCATAGCCTTTGCAGCTTTTTCCACAATGGTTTTTATTCCAGTTGCCTGGGTAAATGCCTCAACCGTATCACCAAGCCCTTTATGTCCTTTTAATGGATGACTCATGCTTTTGTTACTGGTTCTTTAGTTACAAATGTTGTTCCGTGAGCTCCTGGCTGACCGACCTTTCTCTTTGCTTTATTGATCTTTGGTTTTTTACCTGAAAGAGTATCAATATCTCTGTTTCTGAAAGGAATACTATCGTATTTCTTTTGATCTCTTTTTACTCTTTGCTTAATAGATTGTCTTTTATATGGATCCATAATATTAATATTTACCTCGTCTATTAGAAGGAGATGATTTTGTGGACCCTCCTTTTCCAGCCCATAGATTTTTACACGCCCAATACCTAGCACTTAGCTTGTTTGTAGCAGATGAACATTTGTGTCTAGCTTTGAATGATTTACGTGCCGCTGAAGAATAGTTGTGTCCGTACCCTTTAGCTCCGTAGTGAATAATTTTCTCCGTTCCGCCAGAACAAGCCTTAACCATTCTTTTCTTTCCTGGTCTTGTGCTTGATCTTGGCTTATTACAAGCCATTTTTGATTTGTCTACTCTAGCGGCCACGTATAAAGATTTTTTAGATTTATTATCTTCGACAAATATACGAATAAAAAAAAAGAGGTTTTTTATGCATAAACGCCAAATGAAGCGTCTTCGTATGAAGGCAAAAGATAAATACCACATAACATACGAAAGAGAGAGGAAATATAATTTTTTAAAATATTGGAGAATTGTGAGGTATTATGTTAAAAGAAAATACGAACTATCTGAAACAGATTTAGAGATGCTTTTGTTTCTTTATGACGAAGGAAGGTTCACTTCTACTGATTTTAAAGAATACTCAAATTTAATGCATTGGGATAGGGATAGGTTCTGGAAGATGAAGGAAAGAGATTTTATTGGTGTCTGGAGAAAGAAAAATGAAGTAGCAAATAGAAAAGCAATATATGAATTAACAGCTAAATCGAAAAAAATAGTTTCTATAGTTTACAGAAGACTATTGATGGAAGAGACTTTTTCCGAAGACCCTAGACACAACCCTATAATGAAGGGATCAACCTACACAGATAGGATTTATAGAATGGCGATAAAAAAGATGAATAGTAAAATTAAAGACTCTCAAGAACGCAAGTTTTTAGAAGATGATAGTCTCTAATAGGGACCCTTTTTTTTACCTCCCTCATTGTTAATGATCTGCCTTCTTTTTTAATTTGTGATATAGCTGAATTAATTAGTTCTTTCTCTTTTTTCTTCTTGATTAGAACGTTTTTATATTTAAGCATTGCAATCATATCATCATCAAAGCTTTTCTTTAGTGTAGGTGCAGAACACCCTAAAACTTCAGCTATCTTTTTCATAGTTAATTTCCCATCTATCATTCTGCATGCATCCCATATTTCATTAGATTCAAACCTTATTTTAGGGTGTATTAATTTCTGCACTATTTTTCTTTTTTCTTCAACAGACAACATTTTGCTTGGATTAAATATTACTTTTCTTTTTCTTCTGCAATATGGCTTTTTATTTTTTTGCCACACTTCATTGCAAATGTATTCTACCTTTTTTTCTGAGTAAGTTCTTATTATGTGTCCATTAGACCTATCAGATACTTGCTTCATGTGATAAACAAAAACTTCCCACTCTATTTCAGGATTTAACCACAAAAGCTTTTCTCCTACATACTCTAGTTCCTGTATGGTATTTATCTTCCTTGTCCCTCTATAAAGCGTATAATAATCTTTGCCTTCAGGGTAGTACATATAGGGTTGACCTCTAAAGGATATTGGTGTTTCCATTATCAGTCTATCCCTTTCGTAATCAAACAAGGGTATATACATTACTGTTTAACAACACAACCATTAAGATCTGTGACCAAATAAATGTCTTCGCCAACTCTTATCTGACTAGAAGCTGCTTTATCGTAATATATCCTATCTCCCTTCTCTAGATTGGTAACATCATCACCGCAAGTCACAACCTCTCCAGGCAAGTATCTTACATTTTTCTCTGAGTTAGTAGAAAGAAAAACTCCTTTAGACTCGATCTCTTCTTTCTCTGGTCTTATAACCACATATCTTCCTAACGCTATCATGCTCTAATATTTGTAATTACACAATTTGTAGACAACAGTTCACAAGAAACACTAACTGCATTTTCCAATACTGACAATGTAACTGCTGTTGGATCTAACACTCCTGCTTCAAACAAGTCTTCAACTTTATCTGTGTTGGCATTATATCCAATCTTACCGTCATCATCTTCAAACAGTTTTCTTCCAATATCAACTATTTCATCCTCTGTTTTGCCAGCATTCATCAATATTGCCACAAAAAGACTATCCATGCTATCTTTCAAAGCATTCCATCCAAGAATGTAATCTTTAGTGTTTTCCATTTGATCTTTCAGAGACATAACAAAAAGTCCTGCATGAGATAAAGCAGATCCTCCTCCAGGCAAAACACCCATCTTCATTGCAGCACGAGTGGCGCTGATAGCATCGTCTACCCTATCTTTCTTCTCTTTCATTTCTATCTCAGTAGACGCTCCAACGTGTATAGATGCAACCCCTCCAGTTAGCTTAGACAACCTATCTCTTAGGTGCCAGGCAGAGTCTTCATTCTTTTCGTCCTCTAGTTCAGACTCGATAAAGTGCTTTATTGCTTGTATCTCGTTTGCTGTATTTTCATCTGGATTGATATACAAAACAGTTTCCCCTTCACTTACAATAAGCTTATCTGCATTACCAAGCCAATCTGGTGTTAATGTGCTAAAATCTTGCCCATGACTTTCAGAGAAGAACTCTGCCCCTGTCATTCTAGCTAGATCTTGTAAAAGCTCATCTCTCTTGTACCCTATTCCTGGAGGTCTAACAACACAGGCTTTGAATCTTCCCTTTGAGTTGTTTAAAATCATAGTTGCAATAAACTCCTCTGTGCATTCCGATACTATCAATATCGTTTTGTTATTTTTAGCACAAAACTCTAGAACAGGAAGAATCTGCTGTGCACTTTGTATTTCCGATCCAGAGATCAAAACAAACACATTGCTGGCTACAAACTCTCTTTTTGTAATATCTGTTACAAGATGATGAGAAGCCCACCCCCTGTCTATCTTGGTTCCTTCTTTAACACTGATGTATGAATCTTCGTTATAAGACTCTTCAACAGTTACAACCCCATCTTTTCCTACCTTCTCAAAAGCATCGGCAATAAGCTGCCCTATGTTTCTGTCGTTGTTAGCTGATATGCTTGCTACATTAACTAGGTCATCGGTGGATAGCTCTACGCTCAAACTCTTCAAAAAAGTCTTAGCCATATCCATGCAATCATTCATTCCCATTTTGAAATGGTTGACGTTGCGGATTTCACTTTTCTTAGTGTTTTGGATAATGTGATTAGCAAGTACAACTGAAGATGTTGTGCCATCACCAGCGCGAAGCGCTGTTTTTTTAGAGGCCTGTCTAACAACAGTCATAGCTAAATGCTCTATTGGATCGCTGAGGTTTACACTCTCTGCAACCGTTATTCCGTCTTTAGTGACGTGTGGATTCCCAAACTGGTCTTCTAGGATTACAGTCTTTCCGTTAGGTCCGAGTGTACTTCCTACTGCCGAAGCTAGTTTGTCAACGCCAGATAATATCTTATCCCACGCTTCAGAATCAAAAGAAAGTTTTTTTTCTATCATAATTAAAACTATTTTATTTTTATTTTATTATTATTATATATATATATAATATATATACTATGTATTTGCTGTATATATACTCTGTAGTATTATATTTATTATATACAACAGGACTAGAGTTTGTGTCATACTTTGTGCGATTATTAAGCATCGACTTCTGTAAAGCCTTATGAATAAAGGGATACAAGGGTTTTTGCTTGTGTTGCTGTTTGTGCGACATCTACTCTTTCACATGTTTCCACTCAGACACAAGAGATTCTATTTTATCCAGAATCCCTTTCTGCTTCTCGGATAGCTCGATATTCTCATCATTATGGTCTATGAGAATCTCATAAATCAGTGATCGAACCTTTCTTAAAGTTTTAACTGCGATTTTTCTCTCAAAGAATAAGAGATTAGCAACTGTTCTGACGCTGCCGTTGTTTTCTTTTAGCATATCTCGTATGCCGTCATTGATATTAGTCATTTTGATTAGATTTAATTTATACAAATATACAAAATGTGGCGAATTTATTAAAACCCTACACCACAATTATTTCTCTATAACTAGGAATTTGTTCTGATAAATGTTTTCTACTGGTTTTTGTAGTTATGTCTTTCCGTCCACGACGTCTGTATAACACATGATACGGAACATCTAGCCCTGTTTTATCAGTGAAGACTTTCTTTACATTTTTCTTGACGAATTCTCTCAAATCAGACGTCTCCATTACTGCAATAACCCCTATGTTTCTGTAAATTATAGCAAAGTGAGTGGACTTACCATATATAGATCCAGGAAAATTATAATTTCCTTTTATCTCTAGCCATACATGAGATTGATCTTTGACCTTCACATCAAAAGAAAACGTTTTGCCTCTGTAATAAGCAAAGTAATCTATTTTATCTATTTTGTTCTCATGCACTGACGATGCCTTAACTACCATACCCTTGCTCTGTAAGAACCTTACAAAGGCAGACTCTCCTGCATCACCCTCTTTTTTATCTCTTTTTAGAGTCTCGTAAAACTTATCTGAGTTATTCATACCATAAATATACAAAAAATATGTGGCAGAAAAAAAAATATCCTTACACACCTATTATTTTATTATATAGCACTTTTATTTTTCGCCACAATGTTTTATATTTATAAACGATATTAAATCATTTAGATTTTATTATTGTTTTCTTGGACAGCCAGGTATGAAGATATAGTAATACCTGGTTTTTTTATGCAATATTTTCAAGGGGTTTAGATGCGTTGAGGTATTGGGTTCTCTCTTGTTTCAGGACATTACCGTTTGTCAGAAAAGTGAGTTCAGAAACAGTACCCCCTTGCTTTAGTCAGTTTTATTCCTCAAATTTTTTGGCTTTTTTATATTCAGCCGTTAAAATACAGTCCACATTTGCTCGCTTCGAGATATTTTTTTGCTATTGTATGCCTGTTGAGGTGGGGCTATCACAGCCGACCCATTCACTATCATTAAACAGTTTGTCTGTCCGCTCAAATATCTACTTGCTCATCTACAGTACATTGCGACAAAAATGTAATGTCACAGACAGCAGATTGGAATATCGATTCAACTTTGCAACCCACAATAATGGAACGGCTACACTGCAAGCACATAGTCTTTGTAATGCTGTCTTCTGATTACACAACCTTCAGTTGTAATGTTAAAGTTAGATTAAATTAATTTCAGTTAATAAAAACGGTTCCAGATAAAAAAAATACAACAGCCTTACCGATGGCGTATCTACCTTTAACATTTTTGAAAATACTGGACATTTTGCATGATATATATTTTAATAATGCAAATATCAGCCATGACATTTAGCATCCAACTTCTCGCCTTCGGCTCGGCTGTCGCTGTTATAATATTTCTTTTTTGCTGTCGCAAAAAATAATATGTATAACAAAGTTGTCTTGCAAAATCTAACGGCTAATTTATTCGCAAATTAAAATTTATATATCATGGAAAATGTAGTATTTTACGCAAAAATGTTGAAAGGCAGAGACGCCATAGTTGGTAAGGCTGTCGTATTCGAGCAGATCAGTAACGATAAAAAGTTAACTGAAATTAATCTAATCAAAGCTTACTTTCCACTATCACAACTTCAGGTGGATGTAATCAAAAAAGATTACAATAAAGACTATGCACTTGTAGAGTGTAGAGTTCCAGTATGGTTGTGGGATGCAAAAGTTGAAGCCGAGAGAGGTTTCCAATCTAAACTGTCTGCGTCATTTACACAGTTGACGATGTTGACTGCAGATGACAATCCGACACTTGAGGCGGAAGCAGAAAAAGTTAGAGATGTAGTGAATGAGGGGCTGGAATAGCCCCTTTTTTTAGTTATTAATGATGTGTCAGTATATAATCTTTTGTTTAGCATATTATCACTATCACTTTTACAAGGATAGTATCAGTACAAAAAGCACAGCTTTACTGACACATTTTCCAACGGAGAGTTTCAGTGCTTCTCTCCTTTTTTTACAGTATACAAGGATAATCCTTGTTGTTTAGTTTAATTTAATTCTATTTATTATGTTACGTAAATTTACGAACGACCAATTGTATCCATTGTTTAACTATTACACAAACAATGGTAAGAGTATCAGTAAGACAGCTAAGAAATTCAAAATTTCTTACAATGATGCTTATTATCGTATCAGAGAATACGAAAGACGTTTAAACAAAGGTGAAGACCGTGTTGCTCAAGACACAAATGGCAACAAGATTCGTGTTGCAGGTCTTGCTCCTTTCATGATTCGTTTCAACTCTGTTGATGACGCATGGGAAAAAATGCGCAAAGAGTTTACACACGATCAACTCACTATCATAACCAAGTTTTACAATACTGTTATTTATCAAGCAGATTGTATTGGGACAGATAAAGTTAATGTAATCACAGAAAACGTCTAGTTATGAATAGTAGAAAGTTTGTAGATAATCTAAAAAAACTTGTTACTATTCAGTCCGAGTCATACAACACTAGAGACATGGCTCGTTATATCGTTGGTGTTGTACAGTCCATTGGTGGCTGTACAATTACCAATGATAAATATGGTAACATATACGTGACCAAGGGTAATGCTGATAAGTATGATTCTATGGTATGTCATATTGATACAGTGCATAGTATTGTTAAAGCTAAGATTCATGCAATCAACATTGATGGTAACATAGTTGCTTTTAACGGCAAAACTATGAAACAACATGGTACAGGTGGTGACGACAAGGTTGGTATACACATTACATTAGAACTCCTAAAAAGACGTAGTAATTTCAAAGCTGTATTCTTTTTAGATGAAGAAGTAGGTTGTGTTGGTTCAGCCAAAGCTGACTTCAAATTCTTTAACGACTGTAGATTTGTACTGGAATGTGATAGACGTGGCTCAAACGATTTCGTAGATAGTATATCTGGTACTCAATTGTATAGCAAAGAATTTTCAAAAGATATACAAAAAGTATTGCAGAAATACAATAGAAAAGAAGTTTCTGGTGGTATGACTGATGTAGTAGAGATTGCTTATTCAACAAACAAGTGTGTAGCTAATATGTCTTGTGGATATTACAATCCACACACTGATACAGAATATATCAATATTGAAGATGTAATTGACACTTTCAACTTTTGCAATGATTTATACGATATAAACAAGAAAATGTATTCATATGATGTTGCACGAGTAAATCAATGGGCAAATTATAGATGGGATTACGATCCATACTATGGAACAAATGATGCATTCGATCATTATGATTTATTAGATGATAACGATGCTGATAAGAAAATCAAAGAGATTTGTGGACCTGGTTGTATGTTACATGATAATTATTGTACAACATGCATGATGTATACAGAAGAACTAACAGAATTTTTTGAAGATGAGACTACCATTGACTGAATTTAAAAATTTATATAATATACCAGATAAAGTTATAGATGCATGTTTTAATGCTGGTAATATACATCCTGATGTCTATACATTATATGACATATTTGTAGAGTTAGGAATGAGTACTGAACGTTGGTTCGATAGTAATAAAAACTTCAGAAAATATAATTATTCTGATAAACCATTGTATCAATATGATATAGATTACTTTATATGTAAATATTTTTATGAGTATGAAAAATGGTGTGATTTATATCACAACACTAGATTTCATAAAGAAATCACTATCATTTCTAGATTAAAAACAACAAGCAAAAATATGTGTTATGCACAGTTACGAAATGTAACTGATGAGAAAGATTTTAGTTTGCTTGTTAAAATCAAAGGTGAAGATCGAAATGTAACTTGGGGTAAATTTTTACGATCATTACCATGGCTTTATAAGAAAACAGATGCTGATTATGAAGAAATGGTAAACATTGCAAAAAGTCAGTTAATCAAATCATTTAGAATTAGAGAAGTACATCATTCTGCTATAATTGACTGGTATTATAAAGGTCGATATGCTGACTATAATACTGGTAGTTTAGCTCAGAGTTGCATGAGATATTCATCTTGCGAAGATTATCTTCATATATACAATCAAGATGGTATACGTATGATAATTGTAATTGATAACGATGATAAACTTGTTGGTCGTGCTATTGTATGGGACAAAAAAATATGGAACAAAAACTATTTTGATGATACGAATGCTTTTATAGATCGAATATATGGCACAGATAGTACAATACAAATGGTCAAAGATTATTGCAAAACAAAAGGCTATGCATGGAAAGAACGTCAAAGTTATGATTGTCCAAAAACATTTCAATATCTAAAGGATGGTGAAATACGTACTATTGATCGTAATGTACGTGTGAATATAGAAACAAAATTTGATTACTATCCATTTATGGATACTATGTTTATGATGAATGATGGATATTTAGCTAACCAAGGTGGTGGTGACAAACTACGTGAGACAGATGGTCATACCAGAAGTAACGGTTCTTGTTATAGTTGTGACAATGAACTTGATTATGATGATTGTCACAATATAGATGGTGACTCTTATTGTGGTGAATGTGCTAGATATTCAGAATACAGTGATCAATCATTCGTATATGATGATGTTGTATGGTCAGACAGAGATAATGATTATTACCATCATGAAGATGCGGTATATTGTGAATATGAAGGAGATAATATATTACATGAAGAAGCTATAGAAGATTTTAGTGGTAATTGGATACATACAGACAATGCTACAAATGCTGATGTCAGCGAAAGTCTAATCTTTCATGATGAAGAATTTAAATGTTTTGAAATATTTGTAGCTGTTAACACACCAAATGAAGTAGGTATTTATATCCCATACACAAACGGTACAACACAAACTGCATTTGTTGATTCTTTACACAGATATGTAAAAAATATTGGAAATGTTGTAGAAATAAAATTAGGTGATGATATTATAGAATATGATACAGATCAAAATTCAGTATTACACATAATGTTAGATAGTTATATAGAAAATCATGTATTAGTATGAAAAATATAAAAAACAAAATAAATAATATCGGTATTGTTACAAAAGAAAACCATGATCAACTTGAAATTGTAACAAAAATGTATATGCAAATATGTGCTACACAAAATATAAAGTTTGATGCACACTTGCATATGCAATTACACTATGCTTTAAGAAGCATTGCAGAAAACAACGTAATAATAACACAATTAGTATGTGATATGAGGGAAGAAATTGATAATAAATACAAAGAAATAAAAAGCAGTGTATATATAAAATATCTTGATGATTACATACATCCAGATAATGCAAGAAAAGACTTTAAAAATTGTTATTGTGACATAGATGATTGTTTAAACGAACTAACATCTGATGAACTTGTGTTTTCTCATAAAGAATATGAATATGTATGGATAAAAATGAATGGTAATGTTATAAATATACCTATAGAAAGTAATGGTTATTTAATAACAGAATTCATGGAAAACCTATATAATTACTTCAAAGAACATACAAGTATAAACAATATAGAATTTAAAATAGGTGAATATATTTTCACTTTAAAACGTGATGAATGTAGTTATTCGGACTTTTACGATATGATTTTCAAACACATATCTGCAATTAGTAAAAACGATTGGAATGGGAAGAAATAAACCAATAGACATTCTTAGTAGAATAATACAAATTTTATTAATTATAGGTATATTTTATATATGTTTTAGCTTATAATAATGATAACACATGCAAATGTGTTTTCATTTTTCACTATCATCAGGGCGACTGACAAGGGCGATGTCGACTCCAGCCATACAAGGGCGATAATTTCGAAAAAAATATAAATTATTAAATAAAAACTTGCAAATGTTAATAAATATGATTATATTCACATAAAATTTAAAGCGATGACAATATACAGAGTAGAAAAATTAGAGTATGACGACAGCTGGGGGTTGCTGATAGGTCAAGAATTTAGGGTCTATTCCATAGACACAAAAACAAACATGGTGATAAAAGATATAGCGAACAAATCTAAATTCCTTGTTGAGAAAGACAAACATGATAGATGGTATGTTTTTGAAGTAGAATTTGATGATTTCGAAACAAAAAAGGATGCAATGGATTATTATAATAGCTGTGAATTCAATATAGAATACTATAACGATATTGTTATAAGTAATGTGAGTAAGTTAAATAATTTTTTAAATGGATAGTAATTACTGCAAGGGCAGAAAAATGAGGGATTATTTACATTCAGATGTAATGATCAAAGACAACATACAGGTGTTCAATGATGTGTATGAATACATTGATAAAATGATAAATGACCGAAAGGATTTAATAGTAAAAATGCTAAGAGTAACAGACGAAGAAACTATACAAAAAATAGAAGACGACTGTGCGAAACATTTAGCAGATGATATAATAAATATGTGCAATAAAATTATTCATAAATGGAGTCACAAATAGGACTTTCTTACAAAAACATAGGATTGAAAGAAAAAATATGGGCTGAATTAACCACCATGAAAGAGCCTTCTGATATGGATGGTGATGGCGTGAAAACATATTTTATGTTTAATATTAAGGCATATAGTGATGAAAATGGTATATTTATAGTATATACGAACTCTAGTCTATACCCAAGCGTATCAAGCGATGACTTGCTCATCATCGCAGAAGAAGGTGTAGATAAAGGTGTGAGGCAAATTGCCTGGAGAGAAGCCAAAATAAAACTGGTGAATTTAAGAGATCAATTATATTTAAATCAAGCGAGAGGAGCATTTAAAAAAGTAGAAAAATCAAGAGAAGAAATCGAGCGGCATATAAACTATATGCGCAAGATAAAGGACAAAGAAACAGTATTTTTAATCTAAATTTAATCAAATGTCAATTACAACAAAACTCTTTGCCGTTCAACAAGAGATAGGCAAGATATCAAAGGATGCAACAAATCCTTTTTACAAAAGCAAATACTTCGATATAAACAGCTTAATTGAACAGACCATACCTTTGTTTAAGAAGCACGGTATTTTGCTCTTACAACCGATTAGAAACGGTGAGGTGTACACGATACTACGATGTACAGAAACAGAAACTCAAGAGGAAAGCAGTATACCTCTACCAGAGATGTCAGATCCACAAAAGGTAGGTAGTGCTATTACTTATTTCAGAAGATACAATCTAGCTTCGATGTTAGGGCTACAAGCTCAAGATGATGATGGTAACGCTACCGTTGGTAGTGTTGTTGACAACAGACCATTTTTGACTCAAGAAGGACTAGACTATGTTTTGAATGGTACGAAAGAAGATGCGATCAAAGCCATGCAGACTAGACGTATGAAAACCGAATACAAACGATTAATACAAAAGAAACATGGAATATAAAGATCAAATAGAGATGCTAAGAAATGACGATCAATACTACAATGGTATTGGTAAAGAGTATCTTTCGAACTCGGACATACAAGTGTTAACTAAAAATCCAAAAGAGTTTCACAAGACCACAGAAAAAACAACTGAAATGCTGATAGGTAACTATGTTCACGAGATTGTTTTCTTCGGTAAATCAGATATACCTTTTGTTTCTGCATCGAATAGAAACACAAAGATATACAAAGATGCAGTGGAAGAACACGGCTCAATTATGTTGCTGGAAAAAGAAATAGAAATGGCAAGAGATATTGAGTCTCATTTACGAAGCTTAACCAAAGCAAGTATATTGTTCGATAAAGATAATATATATGAGGAACCTAACATAAAAGATTTGTTTGGTAACGGAGTCTTGTGGAAGGGAAAAGCAGACATTATAAACAAAAAAGAGGGAAAGATAATTGACCTCAAGACTACAAGTAACATAGATTCATTTTCAGCTAAAGCAAAGCTATATAATTATGATAGCCAAGCTTGGATTTACAAGGAGCTTTTTGGATATGAAATGATGTTTTTTGTAGTAGAGAAAGGAACTAACAGGTGTAAAATTGTTGAAGTTTCTGATGAGACCTACCAAAGAGGTAGAGATAAGGCCCAAGAGGCAGAGTTAAATTATGTGGATATGTATAAAAACAAAAACACAGATCCTAATCAATTTGTAGAGCATGGAATCATATAAAAAAAGCATGAAACTGTGCATTACAATACTAACATTTTATTTATTAATTTTTTTATTTTTTTAATCATGATTAAAGCTAACATTTCAATCAACTTAACAAAACTAGGACAAAATCAAGCTAAAATTTCAACCTCAAAAAAAGGTGAAAAATGGGCTAACCTAGAAATTGCAATCAAAGACGAGGTTGATCAGTACAACCAAAACATTAGTGTGAAATTCTCTAAGAATAAAGATAATCCGAATGAAGATCCAATATGGCTAGGGAATGGGTCTACATACTGGACTGATGGAGCCACACCTAAGACTTCAAGAGAATTACCTTCAAAAGACGCAAATGCTGTTGGTAGTGTAGCCTCGCCTTTTCCTACAACAACAGAAACAAAAGTAGTTGAAGATGACTTACCATTCTAAAAACATATTAGCAGCTTTTCATATAGTCGATAAAGTTTGTGAATGGTATGAAACAAAGCCATCACAATTATTTCAAAGAAGAAGATTCAGAGAAATAATACTTGCTAGACAAGAAGTCTTTTATTTAATAAAGAATGTATGTCCAAAAATGAGTTTAGCCTCCATTGGGGGGCTAAGTGCTCATTTTGTTGAAGGGTCGGAATTTAATCATGCTACAGTACTACATAGTGTAAAAAGCGTAGAAGACAGGATGTTCTGCGATAAAAGTTATAAACATGGAATTCAAGGAAAACTATTTCAATTAAAAAGGGAGACTTTAAAAATAAAAGGTGATGACGATGATATTTATCAAACTATGTTGACAGATCTGATTTTAGAGCTAAACAAACGAAAAGAAAACAAAGAGTTAGAAATCTTATTAATGTATTTAAGAAAACTTCGAGATGAAGGAGAGGCCAATACAAATTCATACGAAAATCACGCAATGGAGGTGGTATAAAGACGCAAATACAAAATCTCTATTCCTACACTTAATTATAACGGCCTGTCAATCTTCATGTATTGAAAACGAAATGTCTGTACAAAGAGGGCAACGTCTGACTACATACAGAGAATTGGCAGAGGAGAGCGGTCTTTCACTATCACAAACAAGAACTTCGGTAAAAAAACTTTTTGAAACAGGCGAAATAGATTTAGACACAACAAAAAGGTTTACACTTATAACACTGCTAAATTACGAGTCTTATCAGCAAAGACAAAAAGCAATAATTACTGAAGAGATTTCAGAAAACAATAACAGAATGTTTTACAAACAATCTATTAGCAACACAGTATGGGTAGAAACTATGTGTATGCAGAATAATATGTCGAGTGAAAACTTAAAGTTTTTATTAGACAAATTCATGTTGCATTTACAAGCAAGCAACATAAGAAAAACAAGACTGCAAGATTTTACTGGACACTTTAATAATTGGGTAAGGTATCAAAAGATAGATGAGACCTCTGTTCCTGCGAATGAAACTTACATTTATACATGGAGAGGTATGCATGAAAAAAGGGGAAATTTTTTACAATTTTCAAAAGACAAAAAATCATACGATCATCCAGGGTTCGATTTCAAACTAATAAAAATATTAAGAGATGAATGAAATCAATGGATTTAAAATAAAAAACTACAACCAATACGGTTTTCCATCAAAAGCAAAAACACATACCTGCCCTGTATGTAGCGAAAACAGAAAAAAGAAAAAAGATAAGTGCGTGATGCTTGATTGGGATAGAGGTCTTGCAACTTGTCAGCACTGTGGTATCGTACTGCAAATGCATGAATACGAAAAGAAAAATCAAACAGAAAAATACGTATTACCTCCAAAGAAATTGTACGATGATCCTAGCGAAAACGTACAAAAATGGTTTCTTGACAGGGGCATATCATTGACAACAATAAACAAACTAAGAATAACCGATGGCATTGAGTGGATGCCTGTGGTCAATAAAGAAGTACACACAATACACTTCAATTATTTTATTGATAGCACATTAGTGAATGTTAAATATAGAGACTCACAAAAGCACTTTAAAATGTATAAAGATGCGGAAAAAGTGTTCTATAATTTAGATTCCATAAGGTTTTCTGATTCTTGTGTAATTGTGGAAGGAGAAATGGATGTTGCCTCTGTCGTAGAAGCTGGTATAAATAGCGTAATATCTGTTCCAAATGGATTTAATCTAAACGGAGAGTTAAATCTAGACTACTTAACAAACTATTACGAATTGTTTGAAGGCAAAACAAAAATATATTTGTGTGTAGATAATGATGATGCTGGTAAGAAAGGACAGGCTGAACTAATAAGAAGACTAGGCGCAGAGAAATGTTATCTTGTAAATTTAGATGACTGTAAAGATGCTAATGACTATCTACTAAAGTATGGAGCAGAAAAGCTGAAAGAAAAAATACTTGGCGCACCACAATGTCCGCTAGAAAATGTGGTGACTGCTGAAGATGTAATGGATGACTTGGAAAACTTTTACCTCAACGGTCATCAGAAGGGTTTTGGTGTTGGACTATCGGAGTTTGACAACATATTTACAACATACACAAAACAATTTATTGTTGTCACAGGATTCCCTTCATCTGGAAAATCAGATTTCGTTGATCAGATGTGTGTAGGATACAATATGTTGCATGGTTTTAAAATAGCATACGCATCAACAGAAAACTTTCCTGCGTACCTACATGTAGATAAGATTGTAAGAAAATACTACGGCATGAGACCAGACTCAAAAGAAGTGTTATCCGAAAAGTGGAAAAGAGTAGTAAGACACGTATCAAAAAACTTCTTTCATATAAACTACGATGATGGCTACGATTTAGAGAAGGTTCTTCAGAAGGCAGAAGAATTAGTTAAAAGAAAAGGCATAAGGGTTCTTGTCATTGACCCATACAATAAAGTAAGGTACAAGAATGGAAAGAACCTAGGTATTAATGACTATACAAATGAATACCTTAACATGATCGATAACTTTTGCAAAAAACATGATGTACTCGTAATTATAGTTGCACACCCTACAAAGCCTGAAAAGATAGATGGTAAGCTACAGCCTCCTACATTTTACGATGTGAAGGGTGGTGGTGAGTTTTACGACATGAGTCCTCATGGAATACTTGTTCACAGAGAGAGGACAGAAGAAGGGATGAGCAGCAATCTAGTAAAGATTAAGGTGTTGAAAGTAAAGTTTGCTAATCTTGGAGTAAACGATGCAGAATGTATGTTTGCATGGAATGTCAACAATGGTAGGTATGATAAAGTTGTGAATGGAGAGCCTACTTGGGACAATTCTAATTGGATAGAAAATCCAAAAAACAAAATAGTACAGACGAAAATTATAGATGAAACTGTAAAAGACTTGGAAGATGCCTTCTAAAAAGATAAAAAACTTTTTTGCTCCTACGAAAGAAATGTATAATGCTTGTTCTTGGTGTTTTAGCAATGACATAAAAGCGTGGATAGAGCCAATAGGAAAAGAATATGTTGTTGTTTTAGATTATCAAGGAAAGGTTAAACGTGGTAAGGAAATAGCTGTGTCTAGTGAGGAAGCATCAGAAATAATATGGAGGCTATACAAAACAATATATGAAAAACAAAAAATATTTGGTGATTTGTAAAAATTAATATAACTTTAAAAGCATTATGAAAATTAATGCTATAGAACTCGTCCAAAAATTTAATAAATCTTTTGGAATTTTGATAAACAAGAAGCCGAAGGCTCTTTCTGAATCAGACTACAAGCTGAAATTTGATCTGATGAAGGAAGAGCTTTCTGAATATATGGAGGCTTGTAAAAACAATGATATTGTTGAAATTGCTGATGCGGTAGTTGACATGCAATATATATTAAATGGCATCGTGCTTGCCCATGGACTACAGGATGTTTTTGAAGACATGTTTGTTGAGGTACATGAGAGCAATATGAGTAAACTAGAAAACGGTAAGGTTTTAAAAAGAAAGGATGGCAAGGTGCTGAAGGGAAAAAACTATTACCCACCTAACCTAAAAAAATTCTTATGAAATTAATAGACGAACAAATCAGAAAAATACTAGGCTACAAAACATGGTCAGTACAAAGAAAAGTGGACACTCTTTTAGAGATGGATGCTTCAGCTTATACTCAGCTTGGCACAGACTCAACCTCTACAGAAAAAAAAGAAACAAGAAAAAACAGCAGAAAGATATACAGAGCTATTGCGCAAATAAGTCCTATGGACGGATATATCCTGGAAGCGCACATGATGGAAAAAGAGCTAAATTTGTAACATGAAACAATTCGGTGCATTTATTATAAATTACTTCAATGATCTCAATGAGATGTCTACGGACACGTATGAGTCTATCATGGAAAGCGATTTTGATACTGCAAAAAATCAAATAAACCGAATGATTTTTAAACTTCAAGAGCTTAGAAAACTCTTGCACGACAATAATGAATGATGAAATCAAACAATATGTTTTAGAGTATTATCAAAAAGGGTTTACCAATAAGACTGTTTTAGCTCGTATGTGTGTTAAAAAGTTTCACTTAAGTGAAACATACACAGTAGAGAAATTAAGAAGATCCATTTCTCACTTCTTGCAAAGACAGCAAATTAAAGAAGAAAACCCTGCTCTACTACAGGAATGTGAAACAGTAGGTATTGATCCATCTACTGTTGGACAGGCATGGTATAAAGGTAAGCATTGGAGTGTAAACTTTAAGCCAGGCAAAGTTGGACCGAGCTTCGAAGAGATGCTCAAAGATCATATAGAAGATGTTAAAAATCATACGTTCAAATATGAGGAGATTAAACGAGAAAACAATTCTGATGATTGCTTACTTGTTATTGATCCTGCTGATATACACATTGGGAAGCTAGCTTCTTCATTCGAAACAGGCGAGGATTACAATTCACAAATTGCAGTACAAAGGGTTCTTGATGGTGTTGATGGAATCCTAGAGAAATCCTCTGGCTTCAATATTGATAAAATATTGTTTGTTGCAGGTAACGATATTCTTCATTACGACACACCCAAAAGAACTACTACAAGTGGAACACCACAGGATACTGATGGGATGTGGTACGAGAACTTTCTTACAGCAAAGAAATTATACGTTAATGTTTTAGATAAGCTTTTGAAGGTAGCTGACGTACACTTTATGTTTAATCCATCAAATCACGACTATCAAAGTGGGTTCTTTTTATCAGATTCTATAAGATCGTGGTATAACACGTGTAAAAACATAACCTTTGACACGTCTATAGCTCACCGAAAGTATTTCAGATACCACAACAACCTTATAGGCACAACTCATGGAGATGGAGCTAAAACGCAAGACCTGCCTTTGTTGATGGCGCAAGAAGCTGGAGACGATTGGTCTGCTGCAAAAAACAGATATGTATACATACATCACATACATCATAAGATGTCTAAAGATTTTATTGGCGTCACTGTCGAAGCTCTTAGATCACCATCTGGAACTGACTCCTGGCACCACAGAAAGGGCTATCAACACGCCCCTAAAGCTGTTGAGGGTTTTATTCATGAAAAGCAATTCGGACAGATAGCAAGATTTACACATTTATTCTGATGTTTTTAAAATTTGTAGAGTTTATAACCTTCTTGACCTCGTTTGTTTGTATCGTATATTTGATACGAATTTTGTTTTTCAACAAAACCGATTTGTAATCACTATCATCATGCATAATGAAAGAAACAGAACTAATAAAAATCAAGAACAAGGGGATTCAGACACAAGCCAACGTGATCGCACTGCAGCATACTGTAGAGAATTTGCAGAGGCTTTACGTAGGACTACACGAGGTAGTGAAGAATATGGAGGGCTACGAGAAGGCCTTAGAAGAATTCAAGGAGACTTTCAGTCAAGATTCTGGGACGATGGGTGGAACGAATAGCGAATCAGATGTTTGAGATAAGATTTTTTCCAATATATGGTGTTGCGGCAGGGGTCAATTACTGGGACACTTACATGGATTATGACCTAGAGGACTTCAAAGAAGATGGAGAATCCGTTCATATATTACAAATTCTTTTGTTTTTATTTGGAGTTTCCGTAATTTGGTACAAGAGCTTAGAATAGCTTTTTTCATATTAATTGTTTGTTTTTAGTGCTCCCATCAGCAAATATAGTTGGTGGGAGTTTTTCGTATTTTTACAGCATGAGGTACAACAAGATCATTTATAGCAAAACCCTAACAACAATACAGGAATTCATGTACTACGAGTTTCTTTCGGCTAGCAGAATGCTCGATAAACTTGACGATCACTACATGTATGTTCATTTGGTTTCCCATGGGGAAACTTATATCTCATATTATAAAGATGGCAAAGTGAAAAGACTGGTCAATAAAGAAGAAATGACCATAATGGAGGCCGTAAAATATCTACACCATTCTTTTGGTTTTTTTCAGGAACTAAGGGAACTTCTTTACTGGAACGGCATCAATAGTTTTAAAAAATACGTACCTTGTACTGGAGAGATTAGAACAGTAGATGGTATTGAGCCTGTGACTGAAGATGAATGTGTCTTTGCTAAAAACGAAGAAGAAGCTAAAGATCTATTTAAGCAGTCTGGAGTCAAAGGTATACTTTACGTAATAGATATAGATGAGTAAATTCCCATGTACATCCTGCGGTGCTTGCTGCAGAAGATTAAACATATTACCAAAAGAGGAAATAGAACAACACGGATTATCTTTAAATGAGAAAGGCCATTGCACGCATCTTAAAGAGGATAATACCTGTGAAATATATGAAGACAGACCAGATATATGTGTCGTCAATCACAAGAAATGGGGTTTGCCTATAGATCAATATCATAAAATGGTTGCTGAAATCTGCAACGAGTGGATGGATGAAGACAATTCGGAATATGAAAGAGTAAAACTATGAGAAGGAAGCCAAAGAATAGACAAATAACTCGATCATCAAAAGTAAATTATAAAGGTATACAATTTGCCTCCAAATTAGAAATGCACATGTACAAACTGCTGTGCAAAGAAAAAATAGCAGTAGACTACGAAGGTAAAACATATGAAATAGTTAAGGGGTTTGATTTTGAGGCTGCAAGTTACGAAAAAACTAAGACCAGAAAAGAGTTGCACGATAGAGGCAATAAAAAGGTGCTTCCAATCAAATATACACCAGATTTTATCGATAGAAATAACCCACCTAGATTCATCATAGAATGCAAAGGAAATCCGAACGAAGCTTTTCCCCTTCGATGGAAGTTATTTAAAAAGCATCTAATGGATGAAAACATAAAAGCTGCACTTTTGATGCCAAGAAATCAAAAAGATTGCGCAGAGGTCATTAAAATAATAAAATCACTGATTTAGAGTCTTCTTAATCAGTTCATTCATTTCAACTGCGTTTTTTATTTCATTCTTTGTTCTTGTTCTAGAAGGCTTCTCTTGTTTTTTGAACACAGGAGTTGTTCCTTCATTTTTAAGGCTAACTGGAGGAACTGTGGTCAAATATTTTCTCTCAAGAACACCTCTTAAACCTCTCTGTAATCTTCTTAAATCACCAGAAGGGATCACTGCGTTTGCTATAGTGATCAAATGCAATATTGCGGCTGCTTTTTCTGCTCCCTCTGTTACATATCGATCTTTTCCTAGCGTTCCAAACTTAGGCATCTTTTCATTTGCAAAATAAACACCAGCATTATAAAGGTTTATACCGTCTTCCATCGTTAATTCATATATACCAAACAGAGTGGTTAAGTATGTTCCTAAAGTCTCTTGCGAGATTGGCTCAAGATCAGAGCCCAACCCTCTTATGTTTCTATTATATATGTTGAATACATCTTCGTCTACAATACCAGCATTTTTCAAAGCATTGTTTGTTAATGCTGTACCTATGTCTATTACGCCTGAAGGAAGTGGAATAGGAAGCATGCCTTCGAAAAGCCCACCTACAGATTCCTTAACCAAATCTCTCTCATAATTATATAGGTCTAACTTATATTTAGTTACCTCATCTGCATTATCATACCCAATAACATCTGTCCATTCACTTAGATATTTATCAAAATCATCATCCCATCCAACTAAACTTGATATAAGTGGAGTAAGAAGCTCTGCTGTCATGATGCTAAAAATGGGGGTCAATGCCTTGAAAACTCCTATTTCTGTGGCTGCAGACGCTAGTCTCCTTTTTGCGTTGGCCTTGTCTGAATTAGAAGCATATGTATCATTTAAAATAGATAGGTCATTTGCTATACCTACTTTTCTGTTTTGTGCAAACCTACCAAACATAAATGCAACTCTAGAGAAAACCTTTACCATTTCGCTAGCATTAACGCCTCCAAAAACAGTACCTAGGTCCCAAGCAGCTCCTTGTGTTTGTGATCTTTCAACCTCAAAGTCAGCATGTGCTATAGCTTTTGTATTTATGTTTTTAGACGCATACTCCCAGAATTCTTCGTTATTCATGTCTCTGACATCTGGATTGTTTTTGTATTCATAATCCATGTAGTGAGCCAAGAAAGTTGATTTACCTGCATATCTATCTGTACTTGCCAATAGTCCTTCAAAAAGACCATCAGTAACATAGTCGATTCCATCGCCCACTTTTTTACTAAATTTAGGCAACATCCAAGAAGGATCTTCTATAGCTGCTCTTTCAATAAATCCTTTTTCGAACGCAGTATCTCCGCCCCTTGTTTTAGTCTGACTTTGATCTAAAACGGCTTGATAGAACCTGTTAGCTTCCATTCTGGGTTGACCCTGAAATGCTGTAAACTCTGCAATTCTATTTGTTAAAAAACTAGCGGCTTCTTTTCCAAGAACAGGAAGTTGTCCGAACATAGCAGAATAACCCTGTTTCAATCGCATATCAAGAGTTGTAAGCCTTGCTGCTCCTGCCGTCTTTGTTGCTAGTCTAGCAAGGTTGCTAGCATAGTATCCTACATCTCTTTTTAATGGCTCTTTTGATCCGTGAGAGGATAGATATGTGGCAATATTTTTGTTTTTTGATTTAAGTACATCAACCATAAAATCATAATCAGAACCCATCTTGCCTTTTACAATTCTATTCCTTGTTGTTTGATCAAAAAGATCAGAAAAGTTTTTAGAGTCAATAGCTCCTTCGAACTGATCCATTAGAGGTCTAACGTCCATGTAAGCTCTTGAATTTTTATAGGTATTTAAGGTTAGCCTAAAAAAGTTTTCTAATGGCAGCCTACCTGATATCGTACCATCAACTCTTGCTTCTCTAAGGTTAGACGGAACTGTTGCTGATGTAACGTTATACATGTCAGGCAATGAATTAAAATAAGATTCAATATCAGAAGAACCATCGCTAGCTACGATTTGGTCAAAAATAGTTGGTACATACTCTTCCCACATAGTTGGTTCTTTTCCAAGATGGTGTCTCATAAAAGATGCAATTCTGTCTTTGTCTTTTCTAAACACATCTCTCAAAAAGTCGATACCCTTTTGCTGATCTTTACCTGCATTATTTTGAGCATCACCATATGTAGAAGCCCTAGATACTAATCTATCAAAGATTTTTCTATGCATATCATAAAGCTTCTTTCCTTCTTTAGTCTGGTCCTTACCATATGTCTGTTCAATTGCAAGTTGTAGCTCTTTTTTTCTAGCCAAAAACTGTTCTTGCCTATCTTCTTCTGTTTTTTCGGATTTTAAATCAGCCTTGGTGTACTTCCCTAAATATCCCAGCATACCAATTTCAATCTGAGATTCTTTTGAAAAGAATTTTTGTTTTCTTTTATCGGTTAGCTGACCATCAAGAAACATCAAGTTATTAAACTCATCTATATCTGCCTGTGTCCCTTGTAGAGACTGGCTAATAGCAACATTCATTTTATTTGAAAGCTCTAAAAGAGGCATTTTCATCTGACCGTTCTTCAACATCATGCTAATAGCTTGATTTACAGAAGAGAGTCTGAGACCAGGAATATTGTACCAAGATTCTAGAACAGTTAAAGGAATTATTTTCCCTGTTACATCGGTAGGTTTTGCTAGAGCAATCTTTTTCGCTATAAGGTCTCCTCTTAAATAATTCGCTAAAGAAACAACACCACTTCTTTCGACATTAAAACCTTCGCCTTCCTTATTTATACCATTCATAAAAGATTTTATTCTTCTAGCGTATTCAGGAGAAATGTTAGTCTTTTCGTTGTTGTTTCTCAAATAGGAAATAATATCAGATATCTCTTGACTGTTTTCAACAAAAACATTTTTTGATGGATCAATTCCAACCTTTGGATTCGTAAAAGTACTTCTTAAATTTACTAGAATGTCAGCAGTCGATCTCATTTCTTTGTCAAAATCAGACACTGGGGCTAAGTATTCTTGTTCTCTAACAGACATTCTATCAAAAGCAGCGTAATCCTCTGCTGTTGCATTATCAGGATAAACAGTTCTCTCAAAAGACCTCCAAACATCAAACTGATCTTTAGTTATTTCACCTGCTTTATACATTCCTTCAACCTGATAATGAGATTGTTTTGAATGTGTGAGTCTTATGGGAACCCCATATTTATTTGCCAACTCACTAACAGATTTTTCTTTAAGCACATCAGGCATTCCAGCTAAGTCTTCAGTAAGAGAATTCATGATGAAAAATCTATCAGACGGATCCATCTTTGGTAGATACAAATCAATACCTCTCAATCCATTGTCTCTGTTTAGAGGTATGTTTTGAGAAAAAAGAACTTCTCTTTCAATAGGAGTATCTTCCATTCTTCTTTCACCCTTTTGTGGCAACAATCTTTTGTCAAAGATGAATCTAGATCTAACATTGTCATCAAAACTTAATATTTCGTTAGACCAGTTCTCTAGTTCAGTCAGAAAAACAGCGTTTTCGTCATTTTCTGCAAGTCTTTTAGTGGCCTCTTCACCTTTTTGCTTTTTTTGAACGTTAGGCAATTTTATTAACCCTTCATTAACTACGTCTAGACTTCTACTGTTATGATAAATCAACTGTATATCTTCAGGATCAGGAGCTGCGGTTCTGAACAATTCATCTGTCATTGCAGCTACATCAGCTCTTTCTTTGTAACTTAGTTCAGGGTCTAGTCTCTTTAGAACTTTATCTATCTTTTTCTGTATATCTTTTACTTGATTTACTATACCCTCTTTATTTACATTTTGTTTTCCAGAATTAAAAGAATCCTTTAGCAAAGCGAGATCCAAATCATATTTTGCTAAATTTCTAAGATCTGTTTCGTTTAGCCCTTTTCTGGCACGATCCAAATACCTTTCTTTTGTTATCAGGATGTCGTCTTTTAGTCTCCTTAACTCATCCACATCACCCAAAAGACTATATGCTGTAGGGTTATCTTTTAATCTTTTTTCGATCTCTATATCATCATTTAATTGTGATTCATTCAGATCTAAAGCATCAAGCATGTTAGCAAATATGTATCTATCTTTTAGATCTCCCTCTGTTAGCATTTGCTCAGAAACTCTATCAAGCATAATCTCTCTAGCAAAATCATTTCTCTTTCTGAGAGCGAAGTAGCTTATACCAGCAGAAGCTGCGGTTGATGCAATAGCAACATCCTTCATAGCAGTAAAGTAATCGTCCCAGGAGTAATCTGTCAATCCATTTAAATCATCAATAAACATAGACGAAACAGCAATTAGATCTTCTTCAAGAACTTCTCTTTTGGTTAGGGTAGTAAACTCTTGCATCGTGCCAGTAAATCCTTTTGCGTAAGACTTCACAATGTCCATTAATTCAGCATTAGATGCTTTTTCAGCAAAAGGCTTGACCGCTTTATTTAAGCCTCTAAAATAATTATATGTGAAAGCTCTTGTAAATCCAAATTCTACACCAGCCTGGGCTAGCGCAAGACCTCTTGCCTTGCTGTAAGACATGCCGCTATATCCAAGAAGACTCTTATCGACAAAACCATACATCTCTTTGGATTTTTCAGCTAATTCTGAAAACTCTAAATTCTGATTCAATCTTTCTCCGTAAACAGAAAGGCCTGTAAGTGCCAATCCAGCAGTAGGATTTGCTAAAAATGCAAAAGTAATAGGAGCTGTCTCTCCAACCGTCTGTCCTAATGACAAAGCAAACTGTCTGAAGCTCTCTGGGTCTGATAATGGGGCTGAATCTTCTACATAAGAATCTCTGATTTTTTTGACCTCATTCCTCATGTATTTGAAAGGTTTTTTATACCTAGAGTCGAACCCTCTATGTATGCGCTCTCTATCCTCATCACTCAACCCACCATATTTCATTGCGCTTATACTGGCAAGACCCTCTGTAGCAATACCGACAAAGTCTAATAAAGCCGCAGGAACTTCGGTGGCAATATTTAGTGTTTCTCCAAGGATAGGATTCATAACCATTTCAACATTATAACCAAAACGATCTCTTACAGAGTTAGGATCATATGTTTGTTTGTCCCAATACCTTGCATATTGTTCTGTAAGTTTTCTGGTTATTTCCTGCATTGCTTCGCTACCAAAAAACAACTTAGACTCATCCATTACCATATCCAAATCACCACTATGATAAGCGTCTCTCATCGTTTCATCCCTAAGAACTTGTTTTGCATAGTTAAGTGAAGCAGGTCTACCATTTATAATTATAGAAGGTAATGTTATGTCTGCTGGATCAAGCAAGTTGCTCTGAATAAGCTGTCCTATCAAAACTTCTCCGTCTTCATTTGAATCAATAAAACTTTGTAAACCTCCGCTAAGATCTATCATCTTAACAACGCCTTGAGAAAATCTGTCAATTTGATTTTGTCTAGCATCTAATATTTTATATTGCTCGTCTATAGCATCTTGTATTACTTTGTATTCAGGATTTATCTTCTGGTTTTTAACAGGTCCTGCTACCGTTCTAGACGTTAAATATGGGTCTGCAGAAAAAGAAGCTTCTTCTGAATACATTGGTATGTCTTTTCTTGCAGATAGCAATTCGTCAATCTTTGCATTTGCTCTGTTTACTTGATCATTACCTATCTTAATCAAATCGCCATGAAGACCCTCTATTGCAGAAACAGGATCTGTAGTGAACTGAGTATATCTCTGTGTCCATGGCTCTTGATAAGCGCTTTTCATAAACATCTGAATCTGCTTTGCAGCGTTCTTATTTTTTATGTCATAAGACGAAGTATTAGGTCTTTTTAGTTGATTGAAACCAACGCCTATTCCTAAACCAACCCCTGCTGTTGTTGTAGCAACAACGTCTCCAATAGTTTGAGATAAATTTCTAGATAGCTTTATTGGTCCAGACGAGACTTGCTCACCATCACTGGGTCTAGTGTAGGTGATTACAATCTGATCCTTCATGCCCATCCCAGCTTGACTAAATGTAAAATTTAAATCGCCATAATCTTTTGTTAGCTTTACCTCTAACTCTTCTTCACTCAAATCGGATATGTAATCTGATGTGAGTTTGTTGAATAGCTCTTCGGTTGATAAAGATCTATAGCTATCTCTGTACTGTGTTTCTTTTTCACTAGCTTTTATAGCGCCTATTGAAAATGCAGAAACATTTAATGCGTTCTCATATTCTTCAGGACTTATCTGAGCCATGTTTATGCCGCTCTCGTAATAAGACTGTCCTCTTTTTAGAGATTTATCTTGTTTTTCTAAATCTTCTAAAAGTGGAAGTGAGGCGAACTCTTTGCTCATTTCGACAGAAAACTGTTTCTTGAATTCATCAGGGTTATTTAAAAAATCTTCTCCACCCCTGTCCTTGAAGCTTTGCAAAAACAGAATGTCTTGATTTTTCTCTGAGAATAAGTCTTCTTCGGTGAGCCCTGACTTTTCCATCTTTTCCCTCATGGTGTCAGGCATATACTGGTATTTACCTACAGCACGATACCTACCATTATCGTCTTTGTTTTCTTCTTGCCACTTTAAAACTTCTGAAATAGGCATGTCGACAAAGTTGTATCTCTCTTCTTTGTCATAATACCCTCTATATGCATTAGGGTCGTTGTTAGATTCACCCTTAGCTACGAGATGGGAAAACTCTTTTAAGTAATCTTTGTTCTTATGAAATATTGAATCCGATGAAGATTCTTCTTGTTCCGAGTTGTATAGAAAATCCGTACGACCTGACAGAACACTTTCCGCAAGCTCTGCAGTGTTCGCAAAAGTCTTTTTTTTTTCGGATTCCTCTTCTTGCTGATCAGACACAGGCGCTTTGTTGAAATCAATACTTTCTATAAAACCACCCAGATCATCTGCGTTCTCGATGAAAAGAGATTTAGCCCTTGAATTATATTTTTCTAACAAAAGGCTTTTGTCAGCACTACTGAATTCATTAGGATTCTCAGCATAAAGCTCTCTTAACAATTTTTCGATTTCGTTCATCCTATTTTATATTTAATGCCTTTATTAATATTCTTACTGGATCGTCTTTGAATGCCGCTCCTACTTCTTGTTTTGCTTGAGCCAGTCTTATTTGGAAATTCTTATCAGCTTTAATAAGTCGATTTGTTAAAGCTTGAACCTCAGCCTTATTAAGAGGCTTAGAAACAGACGACATAGTAGTCGATCTTTCAGAAACCAAACCAACCCCTCCTTGAGTAATAGCGCTTTGCTTCTGTGGCTGACCTGCTGCCAGGACCTGTGTTGATTGGTATTCAGCCTGACCAACGACTCTAATGCCCATTGGTATTTTTGTCACTCTGCTTGAATCGAATTCTGTTTCTCCTGGTTTAGGTGTATATCCATGTCTGTATGTGACAGTTATACCGCTAATGTTTTCCAGCTCTTGTCCTGTAGAATTAGTTTTAACAACCGCTTGCACATCAGCTTTAGAAAGGTTCAATCCTAAAGACATGTGAGATTGTTCCATAGTCTTGTCCCTGTAAATGTCTTCTAGGCTCTCTGGTCGTCTTTCTTCTCTTGGAGACAATACATTTATTTTTTTTGTATTGCCACTATCATCAGTAACGGTCTGTTCTCTTTCTACATAGTATAAATCAGGATTGGATTTCTTGAACTGTTGATTACTCATTACCTCATTTATGATTTCTTGATTAGATTTCGATTTAATTTCGTCAACCGATTGATTAAATCCTTTTATCTTGTCTTCAGGTGTCTGTGCTTCTGATGACATCAAAAATGCTTTAGTTCCTATCTGATGAAGCATTGCATAATCAACATTGCTCATTTTTTTGCCATACCCTGAAGGATCCAAACTATCTGAATCTTCTGCAGAAATAGATGATCTTTGAACGATGCCTCCAGCATCCCCATAGGTGCTTACTATTCCTAAAGATCCTGATCCTCCACCTATAGTGCCTTTTCTAACTATCTGTGCATTTTTAGTTGTTTCAACTCCGAAAGTCTCATCTAGGTATTGAGAGAAACTATCTTTAACTTCTTTAAGCTTTCTAGCATCTTCCTCGTTGTTTTCTGGATCAAAAACTACAGATCCATTAGAAACCCTATATGTTTTTCCAGAACCACTTCCAGGTTCATACCCCATATGATCATGAAGATAAGAAACAATATCATGTTTACTCATTTCATTTACGAAAGTTTCTTTTAGTTTCTTGTAATTTTCTGGTGTATCTACTATATGACCAGTTATTACTGCGGTTGCATTCGCATCATCTAAATCCAATAATTCAGGAGGAAGAAAGTCTTTGTTTTTATTTACAAATATATCTCTAAACGTTTTTGCCTCATCAAGCTTGTTGAACATTGCAATGTCTTCTGGGCCACTAGAAACGAATTCTTTAATGTCTGTGGAAACCCAAACAGGATTGCCCTTTTCGTCTCTCTCACCTCTATCTATAACATAAGATCCGTCTTTTACAGAAATTGAGTTTACAGATCCTCTGCCCATTACCTTTCCTAGATTGTAGTCCAAAATAGATAATTGAGCTCCAGAAACCTCGTCTCCTTTCTCTGCGATAGCATCTCTTGTATCTTTATAAAATTGTGGAAGTTTTGTGAACGATGCTGCAGACCCCATGCTTTTTGCTAATAGCTGATTATAATCATTAACAGTAAAGCCGTCTTTTCCTATTCTGCTTTTAGCTGAATAAATGTCTTCTCTAACTTTAGACATTAAATCTGCTGCTCCTCTATCAAAAAGCTCGTTTCCTGTTATTGGTGCGTCTGCAAGCTTTATAGCTTCATCAGTTCTTTCCAGAACCTGAGCATCTACAGATCTTTTAACCTCTTCAATGTGCTTAACGCCATCAAGGTATAGTTTTCCAAATTCACCGAAATCTTCTTGTATCGGCCCCCCTGTGGTACTGTAGTCGAATAGGTTTCTATTTCTATAAACCCCACCTAAACCTCTTCTGGAATTAGCCATTTATTAACTTTTTTTCTTAAATATACTTCCTATTGCAGCACCTAACTTCGTCTCACCCTTAAAAGTTTGGCCGAGCTTTGTTTGGTTAAAAGGCTTTCTTTGTTTGCCTGCGCTTCCAGTTGTAGTTGCTGTTTGTTCTTCTTGTCCAAGACCCAAACCAAGTCCGATTTGAGAAAGATCTCCAATAGCACCATATATATCTTGTCTGGCTGCAGCCATGTCTTCGCTAGCTCCTGATATCTTAGCTGCTTTTTGCGCCATTTCAAAATCACCATAATCAGCTTCACGACCAGCGATATCCATATCTCTTCGATACATTCTTTGTTCTGCTTCTGCGCCTATCTCTGCCATACCTGCAATACCTGCTTCAGCGACTTTTCCAAGACCTCCAATGACTGCTCTCGTGCCTGCTTGTCTCAAAGTGTCTTGCATTTCGGATCTCATCGCCTGGATATCTTCTCTTCGCTGCTCTAAGTCTTCTTGAGGAATTCCTTTTTCATAAGGATTTTGTGGCAGTGGAGCAACTTCAGCTTCCATCTGTTTTCTCATTGCAAGCTTTCTTTGTTGAAAACCATCAACGAGCTTTCCCACACTTCCTGCGACAGCCATACCTGTACTAATTAATGTGAAAGGATCCATACTAAATAATTTTTAACAAATATACAAAATTTACAGGTTGCTCTTAGTAACCTCAGAGTCTACAGCATATAGCTCAATAGGCGATGTGCTTGAGTTTGTCATGGTGTACTTTGTGTAATACCCTCTAACTCCTTCCGACTCGGAGGTTTGATTTTTACCCAACATAATAAAATCACCTGAAACAGGCATAGACGATATATTTTTAATTGTTATCGAATTCAAATTAATACTTTCAACAACCCCAACAAGAGTCATATCCCCAATCTCTGATGTTTCCTCATTAACAGTTGCTTTGTAAATATTGTCCTCCACGGATAATGTAGAGTCTGAAAAATCAGAAAAATTTATAGTGTCAGAGGAAACGCTTGTGCAAACTCCAATTCCTTGAAAAGTGAGCTTTTTCGTGTCTACCTCATCGTTATTGTTTCTAACGTACGCATAATACATGTTTTCTCTTTTAACAAAAGATTCTTTTTTTATGTGTCCGCTTTCAATATCGCTGTCAACCAAAACATCCCAATTTTTACTGTTTCCTTCAGTCTTTACAGCCCTATACATTTTAACTTCAGAAGGCCCTTCGTTATTAACGAATTCAATCCTCGTGTCGTAAGATTCACCATAAAATGTATTTCTGTCATTATCATCTTTATGATGCACATATATTTGTCCATTTTTGAAAGTAAAATATTCATCATTAAGATTGTCTATCCATTCTGGTTCATAAGAATAAAACGATGTCCATCCTTGTACCGATTTCTTATATGTTAATGTTTTAGCCATATTATAATATTCTTACACTTAATGTAGCTGTACCGAATGCTCCTGAAGCACAGTCTAATGGTTCTAGCTGTAACTTGTAAATACCAACAGGTAACGTTATTGTTTTTGTTTCAATAGTTGGTCCAGATTGGTCTCTACCGTTAATAACATATGGAGGCCATCCGTAAGGGTTTGATGGGAATGACACATATTGTGTGTAAATACCTGCATTATTCAACAACAATCTACCTGTAGCATAAACGTATTCACCTGTCGTAACATCCACCTCTATTTTAACTTCAACTTCCCCTTCAGCTTCGACATTGAATATTCCTGTTTGATTTACGCTATTTGAACAATTAACATTTATGGAAGTAGTTCCTGTAATTACCGCAGATTTATCTGGCACGACTGCTGGATCTGTACAGCACTCAGAACACTCACTATAAATAGGAGTAGTTGAGTTTATAATAACGTTATGAGCTTGCTGAGGAGAAACTTGTTCCCTGACCTCCCAACAACAAGAACTATTTTCAGTCTTAACAACTTGACCCTTGTTTAATTGTCTTGTTGTTCTCACTATTCTCCTTTCTTTGTTATTATAGCAATTTATCGTTTCGTAGTGATTTTTATTTATATCTACGTCTGAAAAACCATCTGCCCATTCTACAAACTCTACGTCTATTTCTGCTCCACTATTCAAGAAAGGCTCAGTAAGAGATTCCATTTCCCTATCTGTATCTGGATACATTATTTTTGAAACCTTTTGACCAGTAGAACAGTCTGTAATCTGGAAATAAGATGTGCGAACAGGATCTCTATTAGTGATAAGATACACAGCACATTCTGTGTTAGCTACATCTAAGGTAACACAAGGATTACAAGTTGTCTGATCAGGTATAGGCTCTTCCTGTGGAACAAAAACAGGAACAGGTGTTGGTGAAGGTGATGGCGTCGGTGTAGGAGTAGTACCAGGCGCTGGAGCTGGTGTAGGAGCTGGCGTGGGCACATCGTACACATATAGAGGGCAAGACCTAGTATCTGTATAAGGCTCAATGTAATCTGGGTCAGAAGATTGATTTACCTTCGTTTCAGTTGTTGCCTTACCATTTATGTATTTTCTAAGTCTTGTAACAGTCTTTAGTCCAGTAGTCTCTGCCATCTACAGAATTTTCTACAAAGATAGTAAATTAACCAACCTGCTTTTTTATCCAATCATAGGTCAACTGTACTCCATCCTTTAATTGGTACTGAGGTTTCCATCCTATCAACTCAGATATTAGTCTGTTGTCGGAGGATCTTCCTCTAACACCCAAAGGCCCATCTATATGTTTTATTTTTAACTTTTTTCCTGAAACGCTCATAACTGTATTTACAAGTCCATTGATGGTGACCATTTGCTCTGAACCAATATTAACAGGACCTAAATGCTTGTCTTGTCTCATGAAAGCAATTGTAGCGTCAATGGCATCGTCTATGTATAAGAATGATCTGGTTTGTTCGCCATCTCCCCATACTTCAACCACCTTGTCATTTTCAGCGACTTTTCTGCATATTGCGGCTGGTGCTTTTTCTTTCCCATCGTTCCAAGAACAATTTGGTCCATACACATTATGGTATCTAGCGATTCTTACATCTAGATTTTCGTTTCTGTTTGCAGATAAATAAAGTCTTTCTGAAAAAAGTTTTTCCCAACCATATTCTGAATCAGGATTTGCAGGGTAAGCACTATCTTCTTCCGTGATAGGATTATCTGGATCAAGCTGGTTGTGCTCTGGATAAACACAAGCCGAACTAGAAAAAAATATTTTTTTGACGTTAAAAGAAACAGCGCTATCAACTACATTCAAATTAATCTTTGATGAGTTAGACATAACCTGCAGGTCATTATCTCCAGAAAAAATGTATCCTGCTCCACCCATATCTGCTGCCAAATTGTATACCTCGTCAAATGCGTTTTCACTATCATCTAACGACTTTTGATCTGGCGCATGCATGCATAAAGAAACAAAGGATGGATTTCTCAGGTCTACAGGAGCATATTCATCGCATATTTCTTCTTTTTTGTGAAAGGAAGGCTCTTTTTTTATATCTGCAACTCTCACAAAACAACCCTCTTCTTTTAATCTTTTGGCCAAATGACCACCAACGAAGCCACCTCCCCCTAATACTAGTACCTTTTTTTTACTCATTTTGATTCATTTTAATTTCAGTTTCTATTTCTGCGACCCACTGATCTACAGTTCTTTTTGTCTCCCTTGACTTAAATAAATGTAATGGATTTTTTATGTAATTATCCAATCTATTATCTTCATGCCACAAGGGTCTAAGCTTTTTGTCTCCTCTTTCTGTGTTGTCGTTGTAGTTATGCCAGACGTTAGCAAACTTAGGGACATAAAAATCATATCCTGCTATGTATGCTAAACAAGAGTATATTTCTTGATCTAAAAACGGATTTATCAAAAGATCGTTATTATCATCGTATTTGATTACATCTACTATTTCTCCTCTTCCAAAAACATTAGAGCCTGACACATGAAAAGTTTTGCAGTATTTCTCACTCCTAGGCACGGTCCCTCTACTGTTAAAGAAAGGAAAAGCATTTTCTTTGAAATTTAATATTTTATTGCAATTAAGCCTATCGTGCTGTATATAATCATTGTATTCCGAGTAATTTCTTACATCTGGGGGGAATCCAGTTAGAAAGCTGTTCTCTGGAGATTCATCTATTTGTTGTGCTATACCTATGTCCCAATTCCTGTAGAATCTACAATGGCTGTCAACCTGTAAGAATATTTCCTCTCCATTATATAGTTCGTTGTTAATTCTATTTCTAGCGTAACCAACACCTTTTGCTTCTTTATAATGACAGTATATTATTTTTACATCACTCATCAGTCTTAACCTATCCAACATCCACTCTTCATCTTGTAGCATTACACCAAAGACAAGTCTATTTGGAAAAGCAGCTTTCTCTCTTGCATCATCTATCGTTCTTATTAAATCTAAATCTCGATATGAGGCTATATTTATAAAGATCTTTCTGTCGTCTTTTTCAGGTGTCCAATAGTATTGAGATAAGTCGTGCCATGAAGATTGATTGTCTTTGTTCCAAGGTAAAACATCGTAAGCAGAATCAACAGAGTCATGATTATTATATTCTAATATCCTGACGTTTTGATTTATTGACGCTCTATTTACATTTATGTAATCGCTAAAAGTGCTTAACCTGCTACCTAAAAACTCTTCTGCATTACTACATGTTATCATGTCTAGCGCTATTTCTCTAAGAGGGTCTGTTATTTCATACAAATCTGAAAAGAAATGCTTATTTTGTATGTTTAATGAGTCAAAAAAGCTTTTGTCTTTTTCATCTGTTGCTATATAAACTGGTTTATCATAGAAGTAATCTGGAAGAAATTCATTTATAGCACTTAAATCATATTCCATATTAGGTCTATCTGATAAGAAATCACCCCTTCTTATGTGAAGTGCGTTGTAATTTCCCATCTTTTTCTTCGCTTCATTTGCATACCTGTATAGATCTTGGTTAAAACGAATACCTCTGATTATCTTATTTTTTATGTAGTTTCTTTTGTCTGGAGAAGATCCATATACTATGTAATAGAAATGACCAAACAGGTTTCTTGGAAAATGAATGAACTTAGCTTCAGAGTTTACAGAGAAAGGTTTTCTTCCTGCAGCAAACATTTCAAAATCTTCCTGATCTTCTATATTGTTATACACTACGAAATCCTTATCTGGAGGAGGCAACGGATGCAGTTCTTCGTATTTAGATGAGAAGGTTTTTATTTCTGCTATTTTATCTATGCCATTAAAATATCCTATCTTACTGTTTAGAGAAGCATATTCTTCTACATCGTGATAATCAACAGCGTTAAATGTTTCTAAGAAAGTGTCTTTTCTCCAAATACTAAATATATCTAGGTATGAGTTCGTGTCATTCCAGTCGTTAATACCATTAAAATAAACCTTCGGTGGTATTATCAATGTTCTTCCTGTTATTTCTGATATAGCAATAGCTATCTCAAAAGACATTCTAACATTAGAATATCCTGCCCACCAAGGCTCAAAAGATATATACTTATTCTGCGACATACTGCCAGTCGCTTAGCTTATAATGAACGAACATATTTCTAAAGTATGTTCCTGCAAATAAATAATTCCTTGCGTGTTCACAAGCTGCTGACTCATATAAAATCATTTCCCCTACTTCAGCGTACACTTGATTCCATGCTCCGTTGTGAGATTGTATGTCTAATGGCCAATCATCGGCAAACTCCCTGTTTTTGCATCCACATTTTAAGTCTTTGTCTACGATAATAATAGAAGATATGTGATGCGTTGCTATTCTATCCTTATGCGCAACTAGACCAGCTCCTCTTAAATAAGATCTAATACCGTAAATAAATGAAGGCTCTAGTTTTGTTCTTGCAAACTCTTCGTGCAAAGGCAACAACATCTGATGAAGTCTATCTCTTTTTTCATACACCTGTCCCACATCTAAAAGCTCGCTTGTCTTTCCTGTTCCAGGGATTATACTTTCTTTGCCTTCAAAAACCTCCTCTCTTGCGGTAGGCTTCACATCTTCATACATCTCTTGTATTAAAGCCCACGCATCATCTGGCACTTTTACAACTTTAAAGCCTGTCTCATGAAATTTAGGTATGTTGTCGTGATTACTAAAAACCTTTTTCAAGTCTGTTGATTTTGGCCTTCTGTTATGATGTTCTGTCGCTAGCCTTACATCTTCAGATCCATTCCATTCGTTCTCTCTCCACCAAGATGTAATTATGTATTTTGTTCCAGACACAACATCTGTACCTTCATGAAGAGTATCGTGTTGAGGAATACCGTTCTTTGTGTTTTCCCAAAAAACAGCCTTACCTGTCTTAGGCTCTACTGTTTTATCTAAACTTGGAAAGTTAGTGCCACCTCCTTCAAAATCATCGTTAAGATAAATCATCATTGTGTATGTTCTGTTTCCAGAGCTAAGACAATGATTTGTGTAAGAATCGCCTGTAAAATAATCGTGATGCTGTCTAAAGAATTGACCAGCTTCATATTTTTGACCCTGTATAGGCTCTCCTTTGCTTAAGTCTTGCTGTAAAAAAGACGCTATACGTCCCTTTACTTCAATAGTCAGACTATCATTAACATCAAGGTTCGATGTGTATGATGTTCTGGATGAGTCAGTTTTTGATGCTTGTGATCCAGATCCAGCTACAGAAGATCTTACATTGTTTGCTTCAATGTTTGATATAAGCTGATCACATTCTTCTTTCGTTAGAAAGTTCTCTATTTCTGTTATCATTGTATTTATATTTAATTATATTCATTTAAAATCCACCATTTGCCGCAACACAACCTGAGCAATCATTAAATTCTGAAACCCAAGACAATGTTGGAGTATTATTAGATGGCTGCATTAAAGTGTAACACTCTCCATCACTAGCTAATACTATATCTCCTGTCACGATTGAACCTGTGCTATCCCATGCAAGATACTGATTATTTTGTCCATTTCCTCCTGCACAAGGTTGCAATTCCCAAGAAGCATATGAAACTGGAGCTGGTGTAGGTGCTACAGTAGGCGCAGGAGTTGTTTGTGAATTAAGACACTCACTACAAGAATCAAACTCTTGATCTACAGTTTGAGTGGGAACTCCATTTGCTTGGTATGAATCTATTGTATAACAAATACCATTAGACGCTAAAATTACAACTCCTACATCTAAATTAGCATCATACGCTATTTGCTGATTGGCAGTTCCTCCGCTACACAGACCTAGATTCCAAACAGGTGTTTGTGAAACTGGAGCAGGAGTTGGAGCAGGTGTTGCACAAGAACTGAAAGTAAACACAAATCCATTAGGTCCTACTTGGAAAGAGTTTCCTCCACCATATTGGTCCGTAAAGTATGTATTTCCTCCGTTATATAATGTTGTTAATGCGGCATCTAAATATAAAGCGTGCCCATTATTGTATGTTTGTTGAACAGAAGTATCTCCGTGAGAGTTGTATACTGTTACAGGAGCTCCAGTCGAAGAACAAGCTAAAGCAGAGCTGGACCATCCTTGCAATGGATTTGTTCCGCTCGAAGTATTGGCGTATATAGTAAATGAAGCTACTGCAGGCGCAGGAGCAGGTGTAGGTGAAGGTGTAGTAGGCGCTGGTGTAGTCGTTGGAGCTGGTGTTGTAGGAGCTGGTGACGGTGATGGTGTTGTAGGTGCTGGCGTTGGAGCTGGCGTAGGGGCTACGCAACTAAAAGTTGAAATCACAGTGCCATTAGATATTTCTATTCCAGATCCACTTGCGAGTATATAATGACCATCTGCATAATCAGATAAGCCTTGATTGTCTTGATAAACAGAATTACTTACACCTGGATAGCTGCCTGATCCATTATGATAAGCTGTAGTATATCCTCCAGAATGCGCACATGCTTGGACTCCATCTGTGTAACCCTGATCTGAAATAGCAAATGATGGGTATGAGAATACTGGAGCTGGTGTAGTCGTTGGAGCTGGTGTAGGAGCAGGAGTTACAGGGTCTGCACTTACAACACATTTAGCCGTGTCTTGAAAGGGAGGGATGTAATCTGGGTCTCCTTTTGAGTTAGGTTTTGTGTCTAAAGTAGCAATTCCGTCTACTAGCTTTTTTAGCTCTGTAACTACAACTATACCAGTATTAGCCATTAAAAATAATTTTACACAAAGTTACTAATTTTTGAGACTCGCTTCTTTTAGTAAGCCATAGTATTGATAGGAGCATTTTTTTTCATCTAGCTTCAAATCTGAAGCAAACGGATCGTTATGTATGTAAGCTCCTTTGTAGAACATTCCTGTGTGTGAGGAGGTAACACCAGCGTTGTGATATATAGAACAATGATCCCATCTTTTTATAGGATCTGTTGCCCAACAAAAGTCCATATCTGGATGTATTCTTGTCTCTATACCCCTCATCCAAGCCATCCATAATGTAGCCCACATTTCGGCAGTCCAAACCTGTAACATGTGATAGTTAGGGTCTGCTTTCTTTTTAGCCTTCTCATATACATTTGTCATCTTGTAAAGCTTAACGCCCATACTGTAACAGTCGTACCAGAATTTTGCGTCTACATTTTTGACAATATATTGCGCTCCTCCAGAATTATCTTCATTTTTCTTGACAGTATCTTCATCAATGCCTGTTGTAATGAGCATAGTTTCTAAGGTATCCCTACCCTTAGACATAATATAATTATATCCTAAGTAGCTTTTAGTGTCGCTTAGATACCAGATATCGTCATTACATAAATGATCTAGACTAGGATTTTTAGTAAAAGCGATATCAGAATCATGAAAAAAAACGGAATCATTTCTCGTTTCAGGAAATTGCTCATAGTATCTAAATAACAAATAATGTTTTATGCTTGGTATGTAAGACTTATCAGGCCTACCATCTTTATACCTGTGTATAGATATACCAGGGTACTTGCCTTCTAAATGTGAAAACCATTGTTTAGGTTGGTTGGGTAAAACAGATGCCAATATATGAACATCTCTCATTTCTATGCCTGCTTTTTGAAAAGAATAAAGCATGACATCTAGTTGCCAAGAGAAATAATGATTCTCTGGTTGAGCACATATATATTTCATTTTAATTCAATTAACTACAAGGCGTACACATTGAAGAGAAGCTCGATCCACTCCAGTAACTATACTCATTATTCTTGGTATAGTATCCTGTTGATGCATAACCACTTGTATCTCCTGTGTAACAAGCACTAGCGACTTGATATACTTTAGACGAACTACACCAGTTAGAATTATCAGTATAAACAACTACGTAACTTCCTTCACAAACGCTAGTTGAACTATAGTACACCCCATGAGCATAACAAGGTGCGTTAGTAGGCGTTGGAGCTGTTGGCGCTGGAGTAGTTGGTGCTGGCGTTGGTGACGGTGCTGGCGTTTCTGTTGGCGCTGGTGTTGTCGGTGCAGGAGTTGTAGGTGCAGGTGTAGCACATGTTGTATCAACTCCGACAGTACAAGTTATAGTTGTTCCTGAGTTAGTCCAATATGGGTCGCTTACATAGAAAGATGCACTAACACTTGCAGTTCCGCTATTTGGCGTAGCACTAGTTGGACTATAAGAAACTAATGTTTGATCGCTAAATCTAGCTGATACATCAATTGCTCCTGAATTACAATCAAAGCTAGTTACAAACCAATATGAACCATGAGTACCACAACTGTATGTACTACAATTAGTTGTACATACTGGTGGTGGGTTTGTTGGTGTAGGAGCAACAGGAACTGGTGCATTAGTAGGTGTTGGAGCTACAGGTGGTGGTGATGTAGGCGCAGGGGTCGGATTAGGAGATGCTGCTGTTGGCGCTGGAGTTGTTGGAGCAGGGGTTGGAGCTGGTGTAGGCGCTACAGTAGGAGCAGGAGTTGGAATTGGAACGACCGCTTGTTCACAATAATACTTGTTTACAACCCAAGAAACATTACCTTTCTCACAATAGTAATCATCTTCTCTCCACTCAATAACAGGGTCTTTTACATTTATTACATATAAATCATTATAAGGATCATATCCTCCAATAACCTGAGAGTTAGCTGTGTCTCCAACATTTTCTCTGAACCAGTCCTTCATTCCATATTCAGAAATCTCTTCTAAACCATTACTATCCAGTCTAACAACAGTTCCTCTCTTACTGTCTGTGAAAAATATGTCATTATACCATTTAGCAAAAGAAGATGGCGATTTTGATATTCCATATTCTCCTATATAAGGAACTTGTGTTCCTAATACATCTTCGGTTGAACCAACATTTCCAGTTCCGTCTGCATTATATAAAACAGACTTTTCGAACATAATTTTACTAACCTTGTTCTCTTGGAAAACAATCAGGTCTGTATCTCTTGAAGATATTTTTTCAATAGACCCATATTTATCATCTATATCCCTAAAGTTAGATAAAGACAAATTAAATTCGTTAAGTCCATTGTAATTTGTAGATTGCTCATATCGACCACCATATGTTAATGAGGCTATTCTCTTATTTTGACGATAGCCTTCGTAGCTAATCAAAGGTCTTGCATTGTGCAACAATTCTTTTGCGTTAAAAGCATCTTTGTACTTATAACTTTCTATGGGTCCACCCCAAGTAAATGCGTTGAAGAAATCTAAAGTAACTAAAGCTGCTCTTCCTTCTGCTTGATCTCTATCTCCATTTGAGCCCTTATGATATCCTTGCTCCGTTATATCATATGTTTCTCCTATTTCATGAAAAGTATCATCATTTAATACTTTAGGCTTTGTTTCAAAAACAAGTAGAGAATCTCCTCTATCCTTCAGAACCATATTCCAGCTAGCCTCACAAAATACATTTGCCGACAAACCGTCAAGTATGCCTCCAAGCCAAGTGTGATCTCCTGATCCAATAAGATCTGCTAATCCTGCGTCTTGTGAATTTTGAGAATCTATGATCATGCACAAGGGGTCAGATGCGTTGTTTGTCACCTGAAAAGTTCTCCCTAATTCAGTTCCTGTATCTGTGACAACACCTCTTCTCCATTTAATCTTAGATTCAGGAATCTTTATGGTCATTTCTTCCTTCATCTGCTCATGCCAAAACTCCTCTATGTTTGGATAATATTTGCTTGAAAGAATGCTGGACGAAAATATATTAAAATAATCCGATCTTCTTTCATTGAAAGTCAATCTCAACGTACTTCCTGGACCAACCTCTCTGTTATCTTCTGGGCCCACTAATACAACTTGAGCAAACTTTTCTTCATCGTATGAGGTTATTGGGTTTCTAGCATTTACAGTCCATCTTTCACCTAAAGAATGACCTGTAGATGCGTTAAATGAAATTCCAAGTCCATCTTGAAGCGAGTAACTTTGATTCATCAAAAGATTCTCTGTCCATGGTCCTGTTCCATTTTCATCGGTTACCCTCCATTTAAAAGTATCAGTCGTTCCAATTGAATCAACCTCAATTTCGAATCTTTGATCCGTAGATCCACTAGGTGTTCCTGTAATAGACATGTCGTTCAAAGATGAGCCTGCAACCTGATAATAAAAAGGCCCTTCAAAATATCTTACTGTCTGTTCGTTTGTGATCCTATTGCTAAGCTGACCTGTTTTTCTTCTTGAGTTGTCCTCGTCTCTACTTGTTTTCTTAAAATAACCTGCATCACTAATGCTATATCCTGAAGGCTTTAACTTCATATAGGTTCCCTCTTCCTGCAAAATTTCACCTATACCAGCAGATCCTGAAGTATCAAGAAAGTTTCTATCTTTTTGTCCAAACTCTAGAACTTTTGTTTCTACATAATTATCTTTTTTCCCTGATGTATCAGATTTTACAACAAGAAAATCACCTTCTTTAAACTTATCCAAATCAGCCTTCTCTACCTTAACCCAAGCAAAATCAGAGTCAGTAAAAAATATTACAGGAGTTACTGTTTCATACTGGCTTTCATTTTCTTTTAAGAATAATCTATAATGCTTTGCCCATTTAGGTGCAATATTTTTTATTGTTAATTGAAGTTTATTTTTTCTATCAGAATATCCAACTGGTATTTTTACAGCATTATTTTCGCAAGTCATTACCGTAGACATTCTTCCATATTCATCGAGGTAAACAATGCCTGCCTCATAACTTCGGTTACTCTTTATTGTTCTAGTTGGGTTAGAGAAAGGAACAAACGTAGAGAGGTGGTTCAAAGTGAAATCGAAGTTTATCTCTTCATTATTCACGTCAACCATATCGTAGTTTTCCGTGTAGTTTGCGTAAATGAGCCTATTTCCAATAATATCTTGTGTTTCGGCTTTTAATGGGACATTGTCAAATAGCCTAGTGCTTTCGTCAGAAGGAAGCACAGTATATATCTTGCTGTTTTTAAATGAAAAAGTATAGTCTGAGTTATCTGACAACTTTAACTTGCTTTTTTTAAAATTTTCTATCAAAAATATTCTTGACGAATCAGACTCTCTAAAACACAAATCAATCGAAACAACATTAGAGCCTCCTGTCTCAAAAGTTACATTTGCTTGATTGTATTGGTTTTTCATTGACTCATTAGTAGCCTCATCATAGTTGTAGAAAAACTCTCTTGCATCAAATGCATATTCACTGAAAGGCCCAAGGCTACTAACCTCGCCATCAAGATATTTGTATCTGTAAGCAAACTGTATAAATTTATCAGTCAAGAAATTCTCTTCACTGTTTCCAGTATTCACCAATTCAATCTCAGGCTGCCTTATGGGAGGTTTTACGATAACATTTATGTCGTCTTGTGTAAATCCGTTTTCAGAGTAAGTTTTTGCTCTTTGTATATTTATTTTTCTAGGTGGATTAAAGCCATCTGTCCAAAACAAAAAGTCCCTATCATTATCAGTGTCGTTAAGTATGTTTGCACTGTGTATTTTATTAAACCTTTGAAAATTTAGTACATTTTCACCTTCAGGTCTAGTGTCTGATAAAACAAAAGAGCTTGTTCCAGAAACATTATCGTATTCGCAAATATAAGAAGCAGAGGAAGTAACAACAAACCAATAAATTCTATTGTTTGCGTCATCTGCTATAGAACCTATAGTTTCTGGATTACTTCCTGAATAAGACAACAGTTGTCCAGCTAATCTGTTTGATTTAGCATTTTTTAAAACGCCTGTATCAGCATCTACAACGCTAGAAACCAAAACATTTTCAGCATGAATATACTCGTCATTTTTTAACAAGCGTTCATCCGCATCTTTATTCATGCGACCAGAAAGGAATACGTTTTGTAGCTTCATTACTTAATCCACTTGTTTCTACCTTTCAGGCTTTGTACAAGGTCATCTAAATTAATATTCATCAATCTAATTTTTGCATTTCTGAGTTTTGCGCTAGCTTCTTTTTTTGCTCTTCTAACAATATACTCTTGAACGCCATATTTTCTATCTAAAACTTGTGCCTGAATATAGCTATAAATAAAATCTTCAGCAAGTTTATGTACTCTCAATGTTGCATCGTCATTTGTAAACATACCATCAGATATATATTGTATGATGACTAAGTCGCCATCTTGTAAATGTGAGCTAAATCTGATGTATCCTGATTTTTTTTCTACAATGTATGTTCCGTTCTTGTTTGCGCTAGATGTATCCATTCCAAATCTACCGCCTGTGTGTTCAGCTTCTAAGGTGTCATAATCAATAGAGTCCTGCTTACTAATGTAAGACCTTTGCTCTGCCAGGGAGTCTGCTTCTTGCAAATCTCCATCTTGATTAAAAATAAAGTTTCCGTTTTCATCTTGCAGATAACCCTTAGCTTGAGACATGTTTTTATTTTGAGTTAGCGGATGCAATCTACCACTATCATCAACCCAAGACACCTTTGTTAATTGCACAAAATCTTCTGGCATAACAACT